ATGACTGACATTCTTGACCTTCCAGGCTGGGAGCCGACCGCCGTCCGTACCGAAGACGACCAGTACGTTATCTCGGCTGACTACACAGTTTTGCCCGAAGCATGTCAAAAATGCGGCGTAATTGGCCGAGTTTATAAGCACGGCCCCAAAATGATCATTTTCCGAGATAGCCCTATTCGGGGCCGTCCGGTGAGTATCGAAGCCAATGCCCAGCGCTTCAGGTGCCGCGAGTGCGGCGGCACGTTCATCCAGCCGCTGGGCGGCATCCACCCGGCGACGCGCATGACGGCTCGTTGCGTCCAGTACATCGAAGAGCAGTGCCTCCGGGACACCTTCACTCGTATCGCCGAGCACGTCGGCTGCGATGACAAGACCGTCCGCACGTTGGCCGGCGACTACATCGAACGCCTGAACGCTGAGTACAAGCCTTGGCTGCCAGAATGGCTGGGCATCGACGAGACGCAGATTGACGGCAAGCTCCGGTGCATCATCACCGACGTCGTCAACCGGGTTCCCATCGACATGCTGCCCGACCGCGACAAGCCGCTCGTGACTGCGTGGCTGCATCAGTTCAAGGAGCGCGGCGGCGTCAAGGGCCTCGCTATCGACATGTGGAAGCCGTACAAGGATGCCGCGCAATCCGTCTTCCCTGGCCTGCCGGTCGTTGTCGACAAGTTTCACCTGGTAAGAATGGCGAACCGCGCCATGGACGACATCCGAATCACGCTGGCCAGGGACCAGGAGAAGGCCGTGGGTCGGGACTGGATGCGGCGCAAGGCATTGCTCCGGATGCGCTACAAGAACCTCGACGAGCAGGGTCGCTTCAACCTCCAGATGTGGCTGGACAACGAGCCGCACGTGGCGACCGCCTACCGGCTGAAGGAAGCGTTCTACGACATCTACGACGCGCCGTCCAAGGCCGACGCCGCGGAGCGACTGGACGAATGGCGCAAGTCTGTGCCAGCCGCCATGAAGAAGGGCAAGAAGAGCTTTCAGCCGTTGCTCACGTCCACCCGTAACTGGCGCGAGGAGATGCTCGCCTACTTCGACCACCCGATTTCGAACGGCTACACGGAAGCCCTGAACGGCGTGGCGAAGGTCATTAACCGTGCCGGCCGGGGCTACAGCTTCGAGGTGCTGCGCGCCAGGCTGCTGTACGGAAAACTGCACAAGAAGGAACCAGTGGAGGGCCACATGAAGAAACGAACTGCCTACCAGGTGGAAAGGCAAGTCGCGCTCGTCGAAGCGCTCGGAAGCCGGTGTGGGTCGTGCAACGGCATCTTCGACCCCGACGAGTTGGAGGCACATACACTTCCACCCATCACAAAGGATGAGATTCGCCGCGAAGCGAACCGGCGCGCCTACCCGAAACGGGCGTACGTCTGCTCGACTTGCTATCAGCGATTCCACACGGAGAGGGCTAGTCATGGCTCACAGCCTTCCACATGATTTTCCGCAGAGCCATAAATATACAGCACTCTGGACATGCCAATCGGCTGCTTTAACATGGCCCCACCCCACGGGAGCAAACCATGTGCTACTCCGCCCAGATCAAGGCCGACTACAAGCGGTTCGTTCGCGAGTACGGCGCCGTCATGTCTCTTGACGCATTCTCGCGCCTGGTGACGGAGTACTTCCAGAATCCGGGGTCGGTGAAGTTCCCGAAGGCAATGGCCGCGCCGTTCTTGGAATCACCCGAGACCGAAGAGGAAAAGAAGATCGCCGACGTGCTGCGGGCCAGCATGGAAGCGGAGGAAATCCGGCTGCTGCAGGAACTCGCCAAGCAAACGGAGCGCCTGGAAAACGCGCAGGCGTCGCTGGCAGCAAAGCCAACAAAGAAAGCGGCCGACGAGGTGCGCATCGCCTCCAACAAGATCGCGTGGGCCAAGGGCAAGCTCGAAGACCTGAAGAGCACTGAGATCAAGCCGCGCGACTCGCGCATCTTCCCAGGCTGGTATGCGCCAGTGATGGTGTGGGAGAACGGCCGCCGCGTGGTCAAGCCCATGCGATACCAGTGTCGGCCGGCCGGCAAGCCGGCGTTCTACGACACCAAGTACCCGAGCACGTACAACGCCAGGATGGACAATTTGCGGGGATTTTGGAAGGGGCAATACGGCCACACGCACGGCGTGGTGCTGGTCGATGCGTTCTACGAGAACGTGGCCGGGCCGGAGGGAAAGAACATCGTGCTGGAGTTCCGGCCGGATCCGCCGCAGACGATGCTGGTGGCTTGCGTGTGGTCGCACTGGCGCGCGACGAAGCCGGGTGAACAGGATCTACTGTCGTTCGCGATTATCACCACGGACCCGCCGCCGGCGATTTCAGAGGCTGGCCATGACCGCTGTCCGGTGCCAATCAAGCCAGAAGACCTCGATGCGTGGCTCAACCCAGACCCGAACGACCTCGACGCGATGGACGAGATCCTGCGCGACAACGGGATGCCGCGCTTCGTGCACAGCGTCGCTGGCTGACGGCTACTGGCAAGCGGCCAAAGCCGCGCGCAAACGCGCCTCGTACCCCTTTCGCAACTCGACCTCAGCCAGCGCGGCCTTGTAGAAATCGAAGTCACTGGCCGACGAAGGCACCGCGGCGAGCGGCCACGCCGGCACGGGGACGTCCGGCGCCTTGCATGGCACGGGAACCGGCACTTTCACCTCCACGGGCTTCTCAATGACCTGCGGCGCGTTGGCGCAGCCGGCCAACAGTAGGCACAGCAATGCGGCCCGGATCATGGTTGGCTCCCGCTGTAGCTCACGCGCAGGGCGTGCAGCGACGCGCAGGCATCGACGCCAGGCTGTTGTGCCAGGATGCGGCCGGCGGCAATGCTGTACTTGGCCTGATCGGCTTGGGCCGCCTTGTCGGCGGCCGCAGCTGCTGCCTCGCGCGCAATCGCCGCCTTCTGCATGTCGGTAACGGCCTGACTCTGCCGCGCCAGGGATGCGCCCAGTGCCTGGTTGTCGCCCTCGGCTTTCGCGAGAGCCGTTTGCACTTTCGCCAGTTCGGCGCGTGCCGCATCTCGCTCGTGCTTGTAGATCATACCGACGGCGGCGGCCATGCCGATCACCAGAAGGACCGCCACGATCAAGATGCGCTTCACGTCGCCAAAAAGCCAGTCGATGGCCTTCTCAATCAGCATCAGCATGGTGGATCACCTCGTTCGGTGTGAATTGGTAGCCCTCGATCGCGTACCGCTGTGCGATCCAGAGCGGGAACGGCATGTCGTGGATGCCGGCGTCCTTGCCCGTGTGGTGCTGCTTGCAGAGCAGTAGCCCATTCACGGTCATGTCGTCGACGAACAGGTATGGGTCAGCCGGCACCAAGTACTGCGCTGCCGCCCTCCCTTCAACGGCGGGTGCCGCCACGGCCTTGGCACCCTTGAAGAAGCCATCCCAGTCGAACGCCGCTGCGCGCGCGCCAAACTCGCCGGCCTTCGCCTGTGCGGCGACGCGCTCCCAGTTGATGAGATTGGCCAGCGACCGCTCGATCGGATGGTGATGCGCCTCCAACGGGTGGCCGCTCTCTTCCGCCGTGGCGTTGCAAATGAAGCAGCGGCCGCCCTCGCGCTCGATCAGCTGCTTCTTCGTGTGCGTGAACAGCGCGGTCGTGACGCGGGCTTCGTGCCCGGGCAGCAGCACGTCGACGGCCAACGTCTCTTTCTCTTCGTGGGTATCAGTGACGGCCATATGGCCCTCCAGAAACGCAAAAGCCCCGCGCGCGGCGGGGCTGTGTCGAGTGAGTGTGGATCAGCCTTTCAGCGCAGCCTTTGCGCGCTCCCAGAGCGCCCGGCGGTCGGCAATGCCGTTCGTGCCACCGTTGATAGCCCGCGTGAGCCCAACGAAGTCGCCGCGATCGGCAAACCGGTTCAGGTTGTGCTGCACCCAGAACCACGCGGCCGATGCGGCTGCGTTCTGCGGCTTCTCCAGCAGTTCGGGCTGTGTGATCAGGTCGAGGCCAAGGGCCGCGCCGCAATCGGCGTAGTTCTTGCGGCCAGTGATCTGAATGAGGCCTCGCCCCATGAACCGTTTGCCGTCGCCCGGCTGCGCGTTGCCGAGGTCCGCCCTGCCCTCGTATCGCACCTGGGCCGGCGTCGGCCCCCAGATCTCGCGCAGGTAGCGCAGCTGGCCGGATTCATGCCCGACCTGTGCCAGGAAGGCTGCAGCACGTGCCGGAGTGTTGATCTGCCGGAACAGCATCACGTCAGACAGGATGGGGGCGAACACATCCGCGCGCGCGCCGGCCAGCGGCATGATCGCGTGCAGCTGTGTGGCAGTGACAAGAGGGTCAGACATTCGTGCCACCTGCTGCGATCTTGCGCGCGTCGTCCACGACCTCGGCGGCAATCTCCGCCAGGTCCTTGTCCTTGCGCTTGTTCAGGAAGTTGAAGGCCCAGCGGACAATCGACCAGCCTGGCAGCCCGCAAACGAAGTAGATGCCACCCAGCGCCATGGCCCCGTTGGTCGTGGTCATCCAGGTGGCCAGTCCCCAGTACTGGATCACCGCCGCACCTCCGCATAGGCTGGCCACCACCGTCGAGATCAGGGCAACTGCCCATTCACCGCGCGTTCGCGGCAGCGTCATCACCATCACCACAATCGTCGCAAGCACGCTCGCACCTCCTGCCACGGCGGCCGGGCCGCCTAAGGCTTTGAAAGCGGCCGCACCTGCGGCCCCCGCTGCCGCGCTGCCGCTGATTGGTTCAGACATTCAGACCCCCGAGAAAAGAAAAAGCCCGCCAGCCGGCGGGCATTTGTGTGCTGCTGATGAATTACCAGACAACCGCGTTCACGGCTGCCAGCGTCTTTGCGGCTCGCACGGCCGCTTTCTGCGTTTGCAAGCGCTGGAAGGCCGTCCAGCCTTGCGCCAGCATTGCCGCGTACAGTCCTTTGAGATCCTCCAACGTGAAGGGAACCTGCGTGTTATCCGATGCGACCCAGTAGAAGCCGTCCGGAACCGCGCCGACAATCGCATAGCCCTGCTGCGCCTTGATCAGGACGATTTGGCTGTCGGTGTCGGCCTGGAACGTCTTTTTCACGCCGGCCGCCGTGGTGAAGGTCACGGGCTGGGTGATTGCGCTCGAGTACGCGGCTTCAAGCAATGCAATCTGCTGTGCCTGCGCCTGCCCCACGGTGAGCGGTGGATTCTGTATTGCTGCAGCCTCATCGTCGGTGATTGCCGCCCAATCGGGGGCCGGCAATGGCAAGCCGCTTCCCGCCGCGTTTGTGACATCCGTGCTGCTCAGATAATGCAGGGCACCTTGTGCGTCTTTGAAAAATGGCATTACGTCTTCCTTTAACGAAGTTCCGACCAGTTGTTGATGGTCGGCGTGCCAGCGCTGATCGCGAATGAATACGACCCACCTGGAGGGACTATGGCAGATACTCCAGTAAGGGTTGACGTGTTGTTTTGCCCGGTGGAGAACGCAGTAACACCGTTCACTGTGAGCGCGTAGTTCGAGTTTGCCGTGGATGCAGCGGCAATGCTTACCACGATAGGGCGCGAGGTTGTGTTGTAGTAGGTAGTGCTAGCGCTTCTCGAACCCGTCACGTTTTGCCAGGTTTGCCCGAAACCGATCGACTGCATCGCAGCGAAGGCTTCGCCACCCTGGCCCTGCACCAGAGATGGCCCACTGGACCACGCGCCAGCCGTCAACTCAGTGATGTTGACGTAGCCGACAACGCGATACGGCGAGTTTGCCGAGACCGCCGATGCCGAGTAGATCGTGCTCGCCGAGTTCGAGCTGCTGCTGATCGTCGTGGGACTGATCAGGTTCGTTTCGGACAGATCCAAGCCGCCGGCAACGTTCGCAATGCACAGGACGGGCGTGCCGCCGTTATAGGCCACCAGCAACGCCAGCATGGCCTGCGTGCCGCCCACAGTGCCCAGCGTCGCGCCAGAGGGCACTGTGATAGAAAGAATTCCGGTCGATAACGGCGTTACCGCACCGCTGCTCAGGGTTCCAGAGCGGAATGCCAGCGCAGTAGGCGACAGCGTGCAGGTCAGCGCATTGGATGCTACGGACGCCGACACGGGAAGGAGACCAACATACCCAGACGAGACGGGGTCCAAGACAATCATCAATGACCCGTTGTACTCAACGTCGGTCAGAAGATTGCCCGGGATCACGGCTGGGTTGATTGCTCCATCGGGCCCGTACTGAGCCAAGCCGACCGCGCCCAGACCGCTGATGTTCAGCGTATTGCTACCAGTCGTGCCAACAGCGTTGAAGTTGACGCGGAAACGCTGGCCGGCGACGTATGACGTGATGGCCGGTGACGGCGTCAAAGTGTAGGCCGGAGCGGTGCCGCCGGTCGTAAAAGCCGTTCCTGCTTGGGTCTGAATTTGGCCCATTTGGACGGCGTGCTGGCTCTTCGTGGCGGGGGCGACTTGAACGGCCGCGCCCGTGCACTCGATCAGCACAAAAGAGCTGATGTCAGCCTTGTAGACGACTTGGCATTTGCCGTTCGCAACGACCTCATTACCCTGAAGTGCAGCGTGCGCGCCGCCCACGAGAGGAACAGCGCCGAGGCCGTTCACGTTGAGCGTGGACGCTCCGGTGTTGGCAGTCTTGGCCTTGAACCACAGCACCATGCCATCGGTCAGTGCCGTGACCGGCGGGCTGTAGCTGACAACGTAGGTGTTGGCGCTGCCGGTGTCCGACGCTACCGTCAGCAACGACTGCTGGATCGCGTGGAGCAAATCGGCCGGCAGGATTGGCGCATTCGTCGCCTGCGTGATGTTTGCGGACGTGATCGTCGACTGACCATTGGCTACGGTGACAACCCATAGACCGGTGTAACCAGAGTCTGGCGCTGGTGTTGTCTGAGTGCCGGTAGTCGCGGCGGTACCCGCTTTGGCGCTGATCACGACTGCGCCCTTGCGGGTCGTGGACTGCGGTGTGCCGCTGTTATTCGGGCCCGACCAAGCTTGCGACGGATTGCTCGCGTTGTAGTACGGCAGCGTGGTGTTGTCGGTGTCCGAATCCTGGTACGTGGCCTGGATCAAGTAGTTGATGCTCTGGCCACCGGTGGCCGGCGCCGGGCAACTCAGCGTGACGGCATCGAGCGAGATGCCTTGCTTCAGGATGCTGTGCGTCGTGTCCGCAGCGAGCGACGAGTAGGCTGTCGCGTCCACATTGACCAAGCTGTACATCTCGCCGGGATTGACGTTCACCTGCAGCGACGCTGGCGACGTAGGTACGCATGCAAGACCGTTCACAATGGTCGACGTGCCGAGCATCGCGGCTGCGAGCTTGGCGACAGCCAGCATGCCGAACTTGTTGGTCCGGAGAACATCGGTTTCCAGAGGGATCTGGCCCGGATAAACGATGACGCGATCCATCGCGACTCCATAAAAAAAGGCGCCCGAAGGCGCCTTGCGTGGTTATGTGAGGTAGGTCAGTTCGAAATGCGGGTCCAGACGACTGTTGCCACGGGCTTTACGCTATCGATGGCCGCGTAGATGTCTGCGTCGCTTACGGCGCCCTGAATCATCGAGAGCGACGCGTACTCTTCCTGCGACGGCGTGTTGTACGCGCCGGTTGAGTAGCCGTAGCCTGCGACGTTCGGAATGCCAGCGCCGGCCGGTCTGTAGGCAATCACAAAGGCCTGATACGGCATGAGCATCGAACCATAGGCTCCTGCCATTCCGTAGCCGATGTACGGACCGCCATACACGCCGGTGTCTAGCGGTCGTAGTGGCTCGATGATCGTCGGCGTGCGGCCCGTCAGATCCTGCAGCACCTTGATGAGCCCTGCGCGCGTTGCGCGCTCGCGGAACAGGTTGATCAGGATGCGATTGCGGAACGACGTGTCGGACTGATTGGCCGCCCGCAGCAGCGCGGCGCCGAAAAAATCCGCGGCAATCATGTCCAGCCACCCATCGGTGGCCGTCTTGATCCGCGTCTGCAGACGGCCGTAGGCCAACAGGCTGTAGAAGTATGCGAGCGCGTATGCCAGCCCCTGCAGCAGTCCATTCAGAACGGGCGAGGACGCTTCATCGCCAAACCACTGCGGCAACTGTGAGCGAATCCGGTGGTAGATGTCTTGTTGGTCACCAGTTGCCATCACGCCACCGTCACAGAAGTTGCCTTGATGACTTGCTGGCTTGTGGCCGTCAGGTCAGCGGTGCCGCTGTTCAATGTCACGCCTGTAACGTTCGTCACGCTGGGGGAAGCGTCGTATGCCACCTGCGCGAGCCGGGAGAACGGAAGTGTCGTGCCCAGCGGCAGTGCGTTGATGTACGACGTGAGCGCGTTCTTGACCACCAGAGCCGTCGCCGCATGGTCGGCGCCGGCGGCTGTTGAGATCGTCATTGCAACACTCGCGTTCACAACCACCGGCGCGAACACGCCGAACGTGCTGGTCAGCGGGCGCACTGCATCAATGGCATTAGCCACGGTTGCGAGCAACGTACTCGACGGCGAGCCGGTTCCATCATCCACCACAACGTAGAAATAGCCGTACTGCGTCGCGCCGGCGTAGGTCTGATTCTCGACAAGCGAGTACACCAGACCCTGCTTCAGCGACGTGATGGCATATCCGACTGCGTTCTTTGTCGCCTTTGACAAGCTCGCCACGTACGCAATGAAGCGCGTGCGCAACGCCGTGTCAGACTCGGCATCGGTGCCGTTCGTGAATGCGGCCGTATTGGTCACCGTATCGACGCCTGAAATCGCGCCGGCGATGACGGAAACTGACCCTGCGACGGCGTTACCAGCAGCGCCAGCGGTGAGCGCCTGAACCGGCACCGTCACGTTTCCGACGCCGGCCGCGATGACATATCCGCCCAGGCCTGCGTTGTATGCTGGGTTCGTCGTGTCGATCGTGACGGTGAATTGCTGTGTGCCGTCGGCCGTCTGCACGGTCGCCCCCACGGGCACCAGGACCTGCTGGGTCGTAGTGAACCGGGAGAAGGTGACGATCCCGGTGGCGGCCACCGCAGGCAAGCGCGTCACACCGAAGTCAGCAACCCAGGAATCGAGGTCAGCGCCACTCGATGTCGCCGCGCGAGTGATAGCCAGCACCTGCAACAACAAGCCCTCCAGCCACACCACAACGGCCGCATTCGCCTCGACGATCGCGCGCAACACCGATCCGACCGTCAGGTCGACTAGCACCTTCGCATAGCCCTGGATCGCGGAGACCTGATTCCGGACGAGCGTCACCCAATCCTGCGTCTGCAAGCTGGCCATGTCAGTTGTTCACGTTGAATTTGAGGGTTACGGGACGGCGCGTGACCGAGCTGGTGTAGCGGATGTGCACGCTCACGCCGTTCGTGATCGCCGCGACATCGACCTCCGGCTCAGGCGTCTGTGCAACACCCTTCTCCTGCTTCACCTGGGCGCGAATCAGCCCGCGCAGCGCGCCGACATCGAGCGTCTGGCCGATCTTCTGCGGCAAGCCGGCGCCATAGTCCTGGTGGAAGATGTAGTCGCCCGGATTGGTCACCAGCCGGCGCACGATCCGCTGCTGGGTGCGTGTATCCGCGTTCACCAAGCCGATGTCGCCTGTCGGAGACGTGCCGATGTCGCCCCCCACCCAGTGGTTGACGTCATTCAGGAGCTGCTGAGTCATACGACTGTCCCGGTGTTGCTGCTGCCTGTCTGCACGCCGGTGTGCTTGTGCGTGTCGTCGATCCGGTGGCCATTGGCGGACACTTGACCCGTGAACTGGGTGTTGCCGTTGATGCTCATGGAATTGCCGGAGCCGTTGTTTCCGGAGACAGCCATGCCGGCCTGGCCGGTGATGGTCTGTGTCACAAGTAGAGTGCCGTTGATCTGCATCGGCCCAGTGTGGTTCCACTGCGGCGCCTGGCTGGTGAGCGTTCCCGCGCTGATGAGCGTGACCGTGCCGTCGTTGTGGAACTGCAGCTTGGAGCCTGAAGCGTGCGTCAGGAAGAATTCGCCTGCTTGCGCGCCAGTGGGACGCTGCTGATCGCTGAAAATCCGGCCGCTGATGACGCCGTTCTCGATCTCGCCGTCGATGAATTGAACGATCACCTGATCGCCGATGCTCACTGGCGCATCAAGACCCCAACCATTGCCAACCCACGGTGTGCCCACTGGTAACCAGCCCGTCAGGGTGTTATCCGGCAAGTCTGGATCGATCGGCATGAGGTGAACACGCGCCGACGCTGTACCCGGATCGTAGCTGGTGACAATACCGACCTTGCTGTGCGACTTGCCGTCTTGCGCCAGCTGTGCCGCCAGCGCCATCTGATTGCGCAGTTGACTGATCATATGGACGGCACCGTCTCAGGATTGATGTTCTTGGCAGAGATGTCCATGACATACCCCTCGTCGAGGCTCATAGACCGCGTGATGCCGTCAACGTAGTAGTCCTGGTCGAACTTCGTGCCAGTGCCAGTCAGCCGAAGCATGGAAGTTTGGGTCAGGATGTTGTCGGCCGGCAGGCGTGCGCGCAGCTTCATCTCGTGCTGCGTGATCTCGTGGTGGATCTGTGCTGCCAGTTTGTCCGCGCCGGCCTGGTCAAGACCGCCACGGGTAATGCTATAGACCTGGGTATTTCCGAACGGTGAAGCTTTCCCTGCCTGGGTAGTCTTCGGCTTGCTCGGGTAGTAGCCAGTCACGGACTTGCTCGTCTTGAGGCTCGGCGACTTCACCACCACAGTGATGCCCTTTGCTACTGTCAGGCTGCGCGATGTTCGCAGGGTCTGGAAATTCGCGGTTGGAACGCCTTGTTCATTGACTTCCCAGCGCAATTCGTAGGGTTCCGGGGGCGCGGGCGGCCGTGGGCCAAAGTTCAACGTGCGGCCCGTGACATAGCAAGCGAAACCCTCTTGCTGGGCCAGCCAGGTCAACAAGTCCCATTCGCTGCGACGGTCAGTCATGCTGACGTGGTCGCGGGCGTAGAGGCTGCCTGCGAGCGTCGTCGTAGCTGGCCCTGCCACGCTCAGCCCGTGTGAAGCGGCCAGCTTGGCCGCGACCTGAGACGACGTCAGGTTCTGATACTGGATCGTCGTCTTGGCGTCGATGAACACCGCCGTCAGGTCGCGACCAGTGAGTGACAGCATCGTCGACACAGGGTCGAACTCGATGTCATCGATCCGGCCGTAGATCAAGCTATCCAGATCGGCCTCAGTGAAGCTGAGTGGATCGTCGGGAAAACCGGCAAGGATCTCAATGAACGCCTCGCTCTGGCTTGAGAACCAGTTCGCGTCCACCTCCGGCGGCAACGCGCTCGACGGAATCGACACCCGAAACGTATCCGCTTGGTAAAACGTGTTGTTGTCGACCGACCATGACTCCCACGGGACGATCACGGCCGGCGGATACACGCCATTCGTCGCTGCGCCAGTCACTTTGACCATGGCGCGCGGGCGCCGCGCAATTGGCTGCGCCGGGAGGTCGTTCAGGCTCATGGAAATGAAAAGCCCCGCACAAAGCGGGGCTGATGTGTTGAGGCTAGTTGGTCGGCTATGCGTTCACTACGCCGCCGACATCGTCTTTGGTCGGAGGAATCGTCACGGTTGCAATGCCATTGATCTGAGGGTCGCCGCCGAGCTGCGGGTTGGCCTTAGCTAGGCCGGTCCACGCCATCGCGTCACCGTACTCCTTCGCGGCGATCTTCATCAGGTTGCCGGCCGCCACGGTTTGCTGCTTGGCGCTGCTGTAGATCGAGCCGATGTTGCCCTGGATTCGCCCGACGACGCGGTCCAACTGCACCAGCGTCGGCAGGTTCTGCGCCGCGACGATCTGCTGTGTGATCTTGCTGACCTGCGTGCTGATGGGGTTGTTCGGCAGGATGCCGCCCAGTGTCGTCACGTTCATCAGCGTGTTGTTGGTCTGCGCAATCAACGTCTGCGCCTGCGTGCGGAACGCCGCGATCGGCTGCAGCACGCCGTTCAGCGTCGATTGGGCGGCGTTGGCGAAGCTGGATACGCCTTGGATCGCTGACTGCACACTGCTGAATAGGCTACCCAGCGTCGAATCGCTGATCGATGACATCAGGCCTGACGCTGTGCCCAAGTCGCCCGAGATCAGGTCGTCGATGCCAGGCTCTCCGAGGCCGGCGGTTGACAGCGTCAGATCCTGCACCACCTCGCATGTGATGGTGTACGGGATCTGGTAGAAGCGCTGGAAGTCCGCGCGGAAATCGCGGATGACTACCACGAAGTCCAGTTCCGACCACGTGAGTTGTTGTGGCTCTCCCGCCTCACGCATCATGTCCAACTGCCGCGCGCGGACCAGCGCGCTCTCACCGAGCAACCAGCCAGACCACGAGATTGGGCGCGTGAAGCCGCCCATGGCGTCGACGACTTTGACGCCGCCGACGAGGCGGTGCACAGCAAGCGCCTGCTCGCCACCGAACGGGATCGACTCGGGGATTTCCTGCTGCTGGAACTGGAAATCGCCGAGTTGGAGGATGAGGTCTGGCATGGATCAGGTCACAGTGCTGAGGGGCGCAGGGATGCGGCGGGGTCGAAAGTGCCGGGGCCGGTCTGTGGGCGTCCCAGCTCGGTTCCAAGCTGATTCCACATAACGGTGCCCACCTTGCGGCCATCCATGTTCACATCGCCTTTGAGCACGATGGGCTTCTGCTCGGCGGGACGAACGTAAGTCCCGCGCGGGCCACGGTTGTAACCCTCATTTGAGTATGAAGCCGCGTTGTCGCGCGCCACGGAATCTGTGTAGGCGTGCACGAGCGCCTTATCGATGCCACCAACCAGCCAATCGAGATGCAGGAACGAGGCAACCTGCCTGATGAGACCGATGATGAAGTCAAAGATGCTCTTCCATGCATTGATGATCGGCTCGATGAAGGGTCGCATGGTCTCCCACAACTTGATCGCTGCCGATCGGATCAGCTCGAAGGCGCCTAGCAGGCGCGGCTTTACTTCATCCCAATTTCTGTAGATGAGGTACACCACCGCAGCTATGGCTCCCAGGGCCAATGTGGCTGGCGCCGCCGCGGCACCAATCGCAGCCAAAGCGGCAGGGAACGCAAGTTTGATGGCCGCAAACGCAGCGGCAAACATCATCGCGCCCCCCGCCAACAACGCTAGCCCGGAAAGTGCTGCGGTCAGCAGCACAGCTGCCTTCGTGATACCCGGGAAGTCTTTCGCAAATTTCACAACTCTATCCACTACGCCGATCAGCATCTCCATTCCCTTCACGGCAAGAGGCAAGATTTTCTGACCGAGTTCCAGCTTCAGATTCGCAAGCTTTGCATCCAGGTCCAGTTCCTTGCCGGCCAAAGTGCCGCCCATGTTGCCAACTGCGGCATCGACGCCCATTGCTTGGCGGGCCATCTTCGCGGTCTTTTGGAGGTTGTTTTCTTCCAGGAAAAAAGTGGAAAAACGCTGCGCCGCGGTCCGGTTCGAGAACATCGACCCGATCTTCATAAGCGCATCGTTCTTGCTCAACCCTTCAAGCTGCGGCTTTACTTCCTTCTCGAAGTACTCGAACTGCGACAGCATGAAGGTCATCGAGTCCTTCAGCGCCCCCGGCTTGACTTGCTTGATCGTGCCGATCTTGGTGTACTCGATCAGATTGGGGTCAAGCAGCCCCATTTCTTGCAGCACCTTTGCGGAGCGCAAAGAGCCGCGACCCTGCGCCAAGTTCTGGTATGCGGACATCAGCGACGTGCCGGCGCGCATCCCCCCCATTTCCTGCAGCAAGTGCAGTTCTTGGAAAAAGAACGCATCGTCAGACAGCCCTTTCGCCGCAACCCCTCCGGTCTTGATCGCTCCAAGCAATTGCTGAGGGGTAACGGTGCCGCCGGATGCGATATACGACTTGAGCGCCAGATCCGTGACGCGCTTAAACGTCTCCGGATCCTTCAGCGCGCCTCGCAGCTCTGCAACTCGCAGAAGGTCCATCATCATGTTCTCGGCTTTGGCGCCATGGCCTTCGCCTGAGTACATTTCGACAGCCGTCTTCATGCGAGCAAGATGAGGCATCATCTCCTGTGCATGGCCGAAATCGCCCATCACTGCTGTTGCCTCGCGCAGCAGCTTGATGTTCTGCGTGGCGGACTGACCGATGACGTTCATGCCCTTGGCGAACTTGTCAGCCTGGGCTGTGACGGCATCACCGAGCCCCATGGCGCGGAATTTGGCAAGTTCGGTTTCGTACTTTTTCGCCTCTTCCAGCGGGCCTTGAAGCAATTTCAGGCCGCCCGCCCCGGCAGCAGCTAAAATACCCCCGGCGGCCGCCATCTTGCCGATCTTGGCAATGCGTGCCTCCAGAGCCTTGGCATCTGCGTCGGCAGCTTTGAAGTATCGCGACAGCGAAGCCAGTCCACGCGTCACGTTCTCGACCAGCGAGATGCTGACTGCAATTTTGAAGGCGTCAACGGTCATGAAATTTCTCGTTCGTGCTCAAGAATGGCTGGCCGACCGTGTTTCCTGGGTCCAATACCCAAACATCAGGCAAATCCCAACGCGCCATAAAAAGTCCGCGCTGCTGTCCCTTCCTGAGCGGATCATCGTCGGAATGTTCGGCCTGTTCCTTCTTGGCGCTGGAACCATAGCGATGGCTGCGGGAGCCTTTGTGCTTTACCTCGTACTCAGCAGCCTCTTCTAGACCTTGTAGTCCAGCGAATTTCCCCCGACGATCCCGGTAATCACCGCGCCGCCGACCAGTTTTTTCACCTCGTCCACGCTCTCGTATGCCGCAGCGCCCAAGAACGGGCGCGGCGGGATCTTGTCAGTCCCCAGTTCCTGGTAGACGGCAATGTCCGAAGTGGACCCGATCGCGGCTTCCAGGCCGTGCGTCTCATGGCTGAGGGAATCGCGTAGCTCGCCAGTGCGCAACAGCGGGTCGTTCTCAGTGAAGCCCTTGCGCACGCGGTCTTCCTTGGTGCTGTCGGCCAATTCCGGCCATGCTTCGTGCATGCCGTTGGCATCCTGGTATTCGCCGATCTTGCCCTTGGCGGCGCGCTCGATGTGCGCAGCCGCCTTGTCGAGCCCCTTCTCTAGCGCTTTGTGTGCGGCAACCTCAGCCAGCAGGAGATGAGCGCCGAATTCCGCAAGGCTTCCGAAATCCTTCATCTCTCGCGCTCCTTGAACTGCATGGCGTCCAGATCGAACTCGGCACCCTCAAATTCGCTGAATTTGATAGCCATCCAATGTCGTCTGGCATCAGAGGCAGATACCCAATCAGCCAGCTCCCGCTCAGACACCCCAAATGCCACCGACGCAGGGATTCCATGATGGACGAGCCACAAACATTCATTTGCAGCTTCGTCCGTCAGGAGTTTTTTAGCTCTGTCTCCGGCGCTGCCTGGCGCACGAAGTTGTCAGCCACACCGCGCTGGGCGGCTTCGTTGCCCTCATCACCCAGGCGCTGGTACAACGCGCGCAGTTGCGCCTCGCTTGCTGGGGTCGGCACCGGATCGCCGTCGATGGCTGCCACGTATTTCAGGTGCGCAACCTCGGCGAGGTAGAGCATGTTCAGTTCTGCGCCGCCGGCCGCCTTGGCGAAATCAAGATTCGCCAGCGGATTCGGCTTGCGCAGCGTGATCTTGCGGCCGAGCCCATCGTCCACGATGACTTCGCGCGCTGCGGCCTTGGCGATCTGTTCGGATGGGGTAATGGTCACGTTGGTCATTAGGACACCAGAATGCGGCGCGAGGCCACGAAATTGATGGATTGCTTGACGGTGGCATCGCCAGCGCGATTACCAGCATCAGCCAGCGTCATCAGCACGCCGTCATAGCGGAACTGCGACACGGCACCGTTGGCTTCCTGAATCGTTTCGTAGATCTGGGCGGGCTGCTCATTGATGCCGCTGTAGTAGCCTTGCTCCAATCCGGCAAAGAATCGATCGACGGCCGCGTCTTGGCGCTCGATGTCGAACGAGCCGGACCAGCCGTCAAAGAAGCGAACGTGGTCGGTTATGCCATCCAGGCGCTTCACGCGCACGTCGGTGACGTCCTGCTTGCTCTTGAACGACGTGATCTTGTTGAGTTGCAGCGGGCCCGTCGAGGTTTGAACGACGATCGTGTAGTCGCGCCCAACGGAATAGCCATTGATCGGCATGTCTTTCTCCGAAAAGGAAGAGCCCGCCGGAGCGGGCTATGGTGTTCAGCGGGGTGCGTTACTGGTTGCTGGTCGAGGTGCGGATAACCGTCGCCTGCGAGCCTTCCACGTTGACCAGGAACTTCTCGATCACCGACAGGTAGACCACTTTCACATCGGCCTGCATGTAGCCCAGCGCGACGCGGTTCATCGGGTTGTTGTTGGCGTCGATCTGGACCGAGAACGCCGGGCCGCCATTGACCGCACCGATCATCCCTTGCTGCTCCATCGAGCTGAGGAAGTTCGACAGCGTGGCCGCCGCCTGCGCGCGCACCGTGGCCGACTGCAACTGGCCGACGTACTTGCCCATGCCGGCGTTGATCGTGCTGGCGATGTAGTTCGTCATGCGGGTGTAGTTGTCACCCTGCGTCAGCGAGTTCGAGCTGCTGTTGTGGCCCGCGCGGCAGCCGAAGTACGAGCCCCCCGGTACCGGGTTGGTGATCAGGTCGATGCCGGCCTGGATCAGCGACTGCAGTTCGGCCGAGCTGTACGTCTGGTTGGCGTACGACTTCTGCGTGCCCACCACGCCGTAGATCTGTTTGTTCAGGGTGCTGTTCTGCGGCGAGAGGTTCGACAGCAGGCCGGCCACGAATGCCTGCGGCGACACCAGGCGCGTCACGCCGTTGACGGTGTCCAGCCAGTACACCCAGTCACCAAACAGCAGCTTAAAGGCGTAGCTGTCGATGCCAGCCGTAGCCTTGGTGCTGGTCGCATTGCTGATCGTGTCGCCGGCCGGGCCGACGCCGATCATGTAGATGCCCTCGGACAAGCCGAAAGTGACCTGCGTTGCCCACGTAGTCGAATCCGAGCAGTCGGCCAGCATCGCCACCGAAACGCCCTGATTGCGCAGCGCATACATGCCCTTGCGCGGCACCGTGTCTTGACCGAGCAGCACCGAGCCGTTGATGGTCGTGGCGCCGTCGGTCCCACCGGACAGCGTGAAGCTGGCGGCCGTCGGCGCGCTGGTGCTGGCGCCAGCGGCGGCCGTGATGATCTGCGACGGGCCGCGCGTGACGCTGGTACCGTTGTTGATCGCGGCGGCGATTGCGACCCACAGCGCATTGCCCGACAGGCCCGCGCCGATGTTGTCGAACACCTCGGGGTTGAGCGTCGGAGCGGCCACCGTCACCTTCCAGGTGTTGGCTGCACTGCCGGCGGCGAGCGCGACGGTCACGGTGTTGCCCAGCGTGCCGGTGTATTTCGCGGTCAGGGTCAAGCCGTTCGTCTGAACGGTCTGCGTCGCTGCCGTGTCCGTGCCGTCGGTGACGCGCACGCAGCGGAAGTTGTTGGCGCCCTGCTGCACCGCGATCGCCACTGCCGTACCCATGTCATAGGTGCGGTTCTGGATCGCACCGAACGCCTGGGCGTACATGGCCATGTTGCCGATGATGGTCGGCGAGTTGGTCGGGCCCCATTGGGCAGTCCCCACGATGCCCAGCACGTTGGTGGGCACGCCATTGAGCAGCGCCACCTGCGGTGGGACGATCTGGACGTACAGATCAGGGACGATGAGGGCAGTCGTATTGATGCTGCCCTGCTGGACGATCGGCATGCGTGCCTCCGAGAAACGAAAAAGCCGCCCGGAGGCGGCACATAAATGGGAATGCCGCGCGCCCGCGGCGGGGATTGGTTACTTCTTCGCCTTCGGAGGCGTGTCGTCGGCAACCTGCACGACAAATGCGGACTGCTCGCTGGCCAGAACCGCCTGCATGACGTCCGGATCGGTGATCTCGTCGCCCTGCTTATATGGTCCGAATTCGTCTTTGACAACCAGCTTCATGGGTCACTCCACAATGGTCTTGATGGGGAATTGCGCGTCGAGCGACGGGCCGGCGCTGACGTTTTCGATGGTCGCCGTGATCTGGGTCAGCGTGGCCGACTGGAACGTCGAGAATTCCACCGCGTACATCAGGTCGCGCCGGTAGATGCCCTCTTTCTGCAGGCTGTCGTCCTGCCGGCTGCTCTTGTAGCGCAGCGTGGCGACGCTTTGATCGGCCAGCGTCAGGTGAATCTGGCCAGACAGCGCCGAATCGATCGCCGCGGCAATCGGGTCACGCTGGTCAAAGCAGTTGGCCCAGATCGTGACCATGTAGGTCTGTTCTTGGCGCCGCGTCTCGCGAGTTGCGACGCCCACGCCGCCCACGCGCGGCGAAATGTACTTCGCGCCCGGGATCGTCACGACCGCGCCGGCAGCTGTGGCCGTCTGGTCAGCATTCACCAGCGCCGCCAGCGCCGCCGCGATGCTCGCCAGCGTGTCGCCAGCCTGCACCGCATAAACGTATGCCTTGTTGTCGACCACCAGCGCTGCGTTCTGCGGCGTGCTGACCGATCCGCCGACCGTCACGGCCTGGCCGGATAGTGTCAGGGTGACGGTATTGACCGGCGCCGTCGGCGTCGACCAGTCCGACATGCTCGAATCGACCACGCGCAGCATGTTCGGCTGCGGGAAGACCGACACGTGAACGTTGCCGGCGGAGAGATACGTGCGCAGCTGACCCGAATCCGGCCATCCGCTATACACCAACACTGGCGCGCCGGTAATCGACGGCTGGCTCGTCCCGTTCGGGTACACGATGCCGGCAATCGTCGTCACCAGCGCCGCGGAGACGTCAGAAATGTCGGCCATTTACGGGTGAACCTCGTTGACGTTGAGTTTCCAGCTCTGGTCGGTTCGCTGAGCGCCCGCCACCTGAAAACGTCGCGCCATGTCGTCGATGAGGATGTCGCCCGAGCCAAACTGGATAGGGACGCTCGCAGGCATCATGACCACAAAGCCGTGCTCATCGGCCGATGTCGGCAGCACATCATGCTTGCGCGTGCGGCCGCCGAACAGGATCGATGCCGGCCAGCCTGCGCCGCCCTTAGTGCCCAGCACATAAGTGTCTTCGGTCGCGCACTTGCCGGAGTAGCCTACGGCCCCAACGCCGCTCGGCGTCGTCGTGCGCGTGACCCACACCTTTGCGTTGCACTCCACCGTGAGGATGGGCAACTCGTCCTGCATCCCAGCGATGAAATGCAGGTTCGTGCCGCGCTGCAGGTAGTCACCGACCTGCGTGAGACGGCCGTCGATCAGGCAGTACCAATACGGCTTATCCGGCAGATTCGGCTTCGTGTACGTCCAGTCCTGGGCGTTGAATGAGGCATTCAGGCTGGCGACCTTGTTGGTCAGCGGGTTGGCGGTGCTGGCCGGGCGGTAGACGTCATAGACGTAGCCGATCCGCTTGGCCGACTTCGCGTAGCCTGCGTAAATCTTGGCTTGCAGCTTGGCTGCGTCCATCTTTGCTCCTATGCGCGGCAGACGCTGATGCCACCATTGCCCAGAATCGGACCAGGCGCAAAGCCAATGAACTCGCACAGCCGGCGGCGCCACGAATCGAAAAGCCTGTCTCGATCACGCTGCTCGTTCGGGTTGTGCTTCCAAACGGCCGCCTGGTCGGTGTCCAGGTTGTCACTCGCGGTCGGGATGGCCGACTCAAGCGTGTAGAGGTTCGTCAGGTACGTATTGATCAGCACCGACTCCTCGCTTGCTGAAAGCGTAGTCAAACGCTGGTGCAGCGACATGATCACCATGCCAAACCGACCGTAGACGATGTCCTGATCATTCGTGATCGTCATGGTCGTTCCGGTCAACGGGTAGCCCATGAAGCGCCGCACATCGGTCAGTTGGGCATCGGTGAGCATGCTTTAAACCTTGTTCGCTTCGTCCAGCAGTGCCTGCAGGTCCGCCTTCTTGGCGCCTTCCGGGATTTCCACGCCCTTCTCGGCCAGCGCAGCCTTCAGGTCGGCGACGCTGAGCGCCTTGTCCGCCTTCTTGGCGCCTTCCTCGTCGAAAAGCTCATGCTCTTTCGACAGATCGGTCTCGTTGATGACGATGTAGCCCAGCGGATTCTCGTCCGTTACCGGCGAAACGATCTTCACGGTTTTCAGTTCCATGCTCACTCCGAGGTGAAAACGGGCGGCCAGACAGCGCCGCCCGTGGCCGCTTAACCCAGCAGCGTGGCGATGTGGTTCTGCTTGATGGCCTGCGTACCCCACGCCAGACGCACGTGGTAGACCAACTGCATGAATTGGCGGTACACGGCAATGTCAAACACGATGCCGGTCACCGGATCGGTGATTTGCATCACGTCATCCGCCATATCCATCGCCTTGCCATCGGGGCCAATCGGCATTTGCGGCGAGCGCGTGATGAGCTGAACCGCCGACTTGCTGAACGCGAGGTTCGGAGTAGCCGTGTTGCCGATGGTGACGGCGGTGGCCGAAGCGGGAATGGCCTGCAGCAGACCAGGCGCAGCAAGCGTGATCTGCCCTGGGGCGGAAATGCCAGTGGCAACCACATACTTGTTGGAGTCACCTGCAAAGGTGACCGTGTCGCCAGCGAGCGCGGTGCCGGTACCGGTAATCAGGTTGATCTGCGTAGCGCCGATCGCGTAGCCAGCGGTATCGGTCGTGTAGCTCGCGCCGGTACCCTTGGTGACGGCCTTGATGGCCGCCGAGTTGCGGAGCGCCATGCCTTCCAGCTCACCGATCATGCCGCGGCGCAGCAGGTCGTCAGTACCGGCTTCGTTCACCTTGAACAGCACGTTTTGCTTACCGCGCAGGTTCGCGATACCGGACGAACCGAGGGCCAACTGCAGATCGGTTTGCGGGGCGCCGTTGTCGTCCAGGATCTTGCGAACCTGAGCGATGTCCGACAGGTCACCAGCGGTGCCGAACGGCGCGGTACCGGCGGTGCCATAGGCGCGCGAGGCGTTTTGGTAGGCCGTGGTGAACAGATCCGTCTCAATGGCGTTGCCAAGGGTGCGGAAGGCTTGAGTGAATTGCTCCACGAGAACTTTGCCGTAGGTGCCGGCGTTGTTCATGCCACGTTGTTCTTCACCGCTCCAGCGAATCGGCACGTGCTTCGACTTGCTGATGGTCATCGCCACGTTACCGATGTTCTGGTCGCCAGTGTTCGGAGCAGTAACCGCAGGCGTGTTATCGGCCATCGTGCTCGGCGGCGTGATCGGGATCAGAATCGACTCATTGAGAGCCGCGCGTTCACCGCTGCTGTTGCGGGAAACCGCCGGAATCATGCCGACCATTTCGCGCGAGACGACATCCAGTGCCTCGTAAAGCGTCGGGATCAGGCCGGTCAGCGTGTTCGCGCCAGCAATCATGCCGCCCTGCAGCGGTCGCTGGACCGCGTCAACGAGCACTTCGTACAGCCGTGCGGCTGCTTTTGCCACGGTGGCCATCGGATAAATGGCGACCACGAAGGCGATACCCGCGAGCGTCAGCACGCGGAGCTTGGAGATGATGCTTTTCATGTGGGCAGACCCTCAAATGAAAAAAGCCACCCGAAGGTGGCCTTGTTTCGATGGACGGACCGTCAGTCCGAGATGGTTACGTTCGGGTCTCGGGCCGCCTTGGCTTGCTCCACAGGCGAGAGACCGTCGAACTGAGCGCGCGAAATCGTGCGCCCGCCATTGCCGCCACCATTGCCGCCAGATGCGCCGCCCCCACTTGCACCCGAGCCCTTCAGGATGGTGTCCCGATGGGGGTAGTGCTCGATGAGGACTTCCAGCGCTTCGTCGAAGGCTGCCAGTTCGCCCGGGTTGGTGCGGCTAAAGATCTTGTTGCCGGACTTGTCGTACGCGACGACATTGCCGTTCTCGACCTTGAACGCGTCACCGAATCGGGCCTGCACGAGGTCGGCCGGAATGGTCAACTTTTCCGCGATCATCTTCGAACGCGCGAAACTGCCGCCGACCTTTTCCTGCACCAAAGCCGACTGAAGATCGTCACGCTCCTTCATAACCGGCGCGTACTTCTCTTCCACAGCCTTGATTGCTTCGGCCTTCACCCGCTCGACTTCGCCGGCATCCACCAGCTTCTTGTCGTCCAGGTTCTTGACGATCGTCAGAGCCTTCGCCGCAGCGGCCGCATCGGTCAAACCGGCGTCCTTGAACGGCTTCAGCGCAGCTTCTGCAGCTTCCTTTGCTTCACGGTGCGTCTTGGCCTCGCCGTTCAGCCGGCCGATCGTGGCGACCGTGCCGTCACCGTCGAACGGCGCTTCTTTGCCGTCGGGATGAACAAACACGGGCAGCTTCTGACCGTTGACTTCCTGCAGAACGATGTGACCTTCGGCGTCGTACTTGAATGGCATGGTGGCTTACTCCGGGCATCCGCCCTGTGTTCCTGTGCGGCATCCGCCGCGTTTCGTCCTCAGGCATCCGCCGTCTGGACACGAAAAAGGCCGCAGGGGTTAGCTGCGGCCTCGGTTAATCGGTGCGGCACTTGGCCGCTCAGTCGTTGATCTGTGCCGTCCCAGGCTTGGGTCGGTTCTTCTTGATGCGCTCCTGCTCGCCGACCCAGTTCAATTCGGGGCTTACAACGCCACGGCGCTGGGTTTCGCGGAACAGCGTCTCATCCGACAGCGTGCCGTCGACGTTCATGTCCCGCAGCAGTTCTAGCGATGCCTCGGCCAGCGATGCGACGCCGAAGTCCTGGAAGATCTGGATGTGACCACCTTCCTGCTCGCCAACCCACTCGGCGGCAAGCTGCAAAGCGCCATCCAGGCTGTCTTCTAGCCCCTGAACGATCCGCTGCAGCGCGCATGTGCCAGGCTCGTTATCCGCCCGTGTCTGCGTAACGCTGGTGTTGCCGGGCTTGATGACCAGCAGCTCGGCGCCGATCTGGCGCATGCGGTCTTCGAGATCGAGCAACGAGAGTCGCCCTGCTTCGATGGCTGCGCCACCGTGCTCGACGTACTTCAGGTCGCCGTTTTCATCTTCGCACTTGACCGCCGCAGCACCGCCGACGGTGATCTTGTTGTCGCCGAGCATCTTGGCGAACAGGATCGGCACGCGCGCGACATGCAGAATCGTCTGCTGGTCGCTCTTCGACTGCCAGTGCTCGACGTTCATGTAGGCCAGCTCGGCCAGCGGCGGCACGCCAGTCATGAAGCCGGTGCGCTTGCCGTAGAACGGAACGAACGGGATACGCTTCAGGCTGACGGCGCCCTTGTCGTACAGAATCCAGTCCGGCTTGAGCGCATCGACCGACTTCTCCGACTTTCGCCAAACCTCCCACCGGCCCGGATACAGCACGCGGACCTGCTCGATCTCGACCTCGCCGAATTCGCCGTCTTCCTCCACGACGGTTTCCAGCAACCGAAGCTGCGTCAGCGTCTCGACGCCATTGATGCGCTGCGATCGCCAGCCCAAGATGTTGCCGGCAAGAATCTGCACGAAGTAAGGCCGCACGCCCGCCTGTTTCTCATCGGCGAGCGTCTTGTAGAGCCGGCGGCCGCGCTTGTCCGTCGTTCTGGGGAAGTCGACCAGGATGCCGCCAATCCCGCGCGCCAGCGCCTCCATGCACAGGCTGTCGGCGAAGCTGTGCAGGTTGCGGCCCTGGAGATCGATGTCCTCCGACCATTCCTTGATGCGCGCAGGCACGTCATCACCGTAGGTGATCGGCTTGGCGAACGGCTTGCCCGTCAGAACCTCGACCGTACGCGAGAACGCCGGGAACAGGGTCGCCGTGGCTACGCGGTTCTTGTAGGCATCGTCCAGCTCGTTCGGCCACTGCGGCAGATACAGCTTGCCAGCCTTGCGCATGGCCGATGTGCCGCCCATGAGGGCATCGATCAGCGGCCAGTCTTCGGCCATTGCTGACACGGCCTTAGATGGTGTGCGGACGTCGCTCATGCGTGGGTTTTCAGTTATGCGGCCAGCGGCTCGACAGTTGTTTCGGTTTTCTTGGCGCTGCAGCGGTACCGGACTACATCAGATGCGTGGTCTTCGGCCGCAGTGTCAACGTCGTCTTGGTCGCGCTGGTCGCGCGGAAGCACAGGCAGCGTCCGGATGATGTGTGTGCAGGTGTTGAACACGTAGAAGCCAGGCAATTCGTTCCCGCTCGCCTGCTTGAGCAGCTTGCGGATCATTTCCCAGCCGTTCTTCCGGCTGCCTGGCGACTTATCAGCCTTGTTCCACCGGACACGCTCCTTTGCCATGTCATCGGCGATGCAATTGCCGTTCTGCGTGTCGAAGATCGACGTATCGGCCGGGCCGGGCCGCACTTGGTACGGCATCGCCTTCTCGCGCTTGACGATCTCGCGCGCAATGTCGACGGCCAGCATCTTGCAGCCCTCATTTGGCTTGCCGTTCCAGCCGTACCACTCGGCAATCGCGAAGATCGACCCGCGCGGGAAATGCCGCTTGGAGCCATCCGCCAGCGTTGCCGCAGTGCCATCGCTCTCAGCGAACCAAATGACCGAGAAAGGCTTGCTGCTGCCCCAGTCGAATCCGCGGTCAACGCGCCACGACGACGGGATAGCGAATGGCGCCAAAACGTGTACCGGGCGGCTCCACAGGTCGTCGAACATGCCGCCTGCAACGATGTCCCAGTCACCATCCCTCATCGCGCGGACAAGCTCTGGACTGCCCAAGCCCTCCAGAGTGCTGGAATAGTCCGGGTCAGACTCGGCCATCGACGGGTTGTCGGCCAGCTTGGCCGGGATGTACTGCCGGCGCTTGCCGCCCTCTTTCGGCGGCATTTGGGTTATCGCCTTCGGCGGCGCAATGTCGATGAACGCCGCTTTTACCCAGTTGTGCCCGACGCCCCCAGGGTTAGAGCCGCAAATGATGCGCGGGAACAGGCCGCGATAGCGCTCTGGCACCTTCAAGCCACCCAGGCGGCAGCGGCCGCGCAGGTAGCGGTAAATCTTCTCGGTGAAGTGCGTCAGCTCATCGATCAGAAGCACATGGATCTGCGCGCCCTGATACTTGATGACGTCCTTCTCGTACTGGCAGTGGCAAAGGTGGATCTTCGAGCCGTTCCAGAACTCGATGAAGTTCTTCGACCAGTTGATCTTGGCGTGGCCGCCTTCGATCCACTCTGAAAGCAGCGCCGGAAAGCCAGAATGGCCCTCCATGTGGTTCTTATGCAGGTCGTCCGACAGGCGCCGGAAGATGTAGACCTGCAGGCCGGGTATGTCGACGCACCAGGCGATCGATGCGACCCGCATCAGGTGCGACTTACCGCCGCCGGCAGCACCGCCATACAGCAGCTCGGTCGCTTCAGTTAGAAACGCCTCCGTCTGGCGCTCGTGTAGGCAAAGTTCCATTGAGCACCAACCTCAGTTCCGGCGTCTTCACCTCGCCCGAATGCTCCAATCGATGCTTGTTCGTGAAAGTGCCGCCAGCCTCTTTCGCCGCCTGCTCAAGCAGTTGGCTGACCATCGCGACGTTGCCCTGCTTCTCAGCCTTCACCAGAAGGCGGTTCAGCACCCGCAGGCGGTAGGCCTGATTTGCGATCGGGATCGACCCGGTTTCGGCAAGGAACTGCTTTCGGGTCTCTTCGAAGAGTTCGCGCCATTTCTTGCTTAGGGCGGCGCCGATCTTCTTGCTGGGGTCGTACGCCTCGCATTGCTGGCGACTGACCGTCAATCCGAATTGCTCTTTGACGGCGTCGGATACCTGATGGGGTGTGTCAAAGCAGGCCAACGCCTGCACGATGAACGCTTTCACGTCATCAGTGAGCGTTGCCATAATGTGAAATCTCGTCTAAGTCGCGTCTAAGCTATGCGGCTCTAGCCAATCATGTCCCACACGCACGTGCGACATCGATGCGCGCCACCTCCGGAGTGCAGTTCGCCGCAGACACCAGCTTGGCCAGCATCCCGTTGGAATCGCCTATGCCGTACCTACGCACCACGCCAACGAACTCCTCGACGTCATGTCCGCGCAGGAACAGCTTCGGTAATCCATCCTTGGTGAAGGCCGGGGCGCCGAAGGCATCCGTCTCTTGGCCGATGTGGTAAAGCTCGTGCTCCACCAGCGCGCAGAACTCAGCGTCTGAGCAATTAGCGCAGTACTCGGCATCCAGCGTGATGAGCCAGGCTGGCACGCGGCCGAACCACTCTGCGAGCTGCTGCTCCTGCCGCCCGCGTTGCCAGCGCCCTACCCGGAACACAACCTCCTCGGTCTGCCCAAGCACGTGGCGGCCCTGCTTTACGTACCGCTCGGCCGCCCAGAGAAATGCGATGTCAGCATCCAACAGATGGGCGTGCTCATCGTTATGGAGCGGCCCTTCCTCGATGATCTGCGACCTCACCCAGTCGGCCATGTCCTTGGCCGGCTCGTAGTGGTGGGTCCAGTTCTCGGGATCAAGCAGGAACTCAGGCGGCCGCGGGCGAGCTAGCACGTCAACTGCGCTGGTCAGGCGTTTGGCCACCGCTCCGCCTTGGGGTGCCGTTCGGACTGGTGTGTGTGCATGTTGGTCTCGACAAAAACAACGCGCCCGCCGGCCGAAGCCAAGCGGGCGCTAAGGTCGCCTTTCGAGCGACGGAGGAGACAGCGATGAAGTCGTGAAACTGGTTGCGGAGGGTGGATTTGAACCACCGACCTTCGGGTTATGAGCCCGCCGCTCGTTCCGCTGAGCTACCCCGCATTGATCTGTGCGCGGGCTCTGCACCCACCTGCCGGCTTGCGTACCGGGGCTTTCCTCTGGCGGGCAGCGTAGGAATCGAACCCAACTCGGCGCGGATTTGGAGACCGGCCTGCTCCCTGAGCTACCACCCTCACGGCTACGCTCGCATCCTCATTCGGCCTTCCGGAGATAGCCCGGGGCTTACTGCGAGAGCGCCACACGCGGCCTTCGGGGCATCGTCCCATCGGCGAGCGTATGCGTGAAGGTGCCGGTTGCGCCCGGCGTTCCCTGCTACAGGAACCGCTTCGCCACCCTTTCGAGCGCGTGCAAGTTGAGGGGCCGGTGCTGAATTCCTCCGGCATATCCGTCTGGGCCACGGACGCCTCCTGATTAACGGCTTCCAGCGCGCATCAGCCTGCGCATTCCCTCACCCAAACCGCCAGCCCGTTCGCCTGTCGGGGCAAATCCCTGTTGGCGCGCTTAGCCCGTGTGGGCAGCCTGCGGTTTGGGTGAAGCGGCTGGATTCAGCCGTACAGGGCGCAAAGCCACACGCCCCACCAGATGTACATCGAGATCGGGGCGAACATCAGTCTGCGTCCTTGGTGAACAGCGATTCGGCCCGGATGCGCGCCAGCGACATACGTGCGAGCTTGCGGGCCTGCTCGCGCTTCTCGGCCGCCGCTTCCTCTTCCTGCTTCCGCTCCAATACCAGCATGGGGTCGCGGTAGCAGTGCGACGGGAGAGCGGTGGAGGTTTCCATGGGCCGGAAAGCAAAAAGCCCGCTCATTGGCGGGCTTGGGTGCTGCGCTTCGTCTGAGGACAAGCATCCCTCCGAATGGATGCTGTCGCGGTCAGAGCCGGAAACGCCGCAAGGGCTTCAGTAATCTACGCGCAGGATAGTACAGGCGAGATCAGTTTACAAGGGGTTTTGATCTTGGCCTAGTAGCTTAGCGATGCGCCTCCCCTAGTACGCCACCTATGGCGCGTCTTTCCAGAAAAATCCCTCGGAGCCGTCATGGCACCGCGCCCAATACCGTAGTTGCAACCGCATGGGCTGCCATTCCGACGGCTGATGCCATCGCCATTCACCTGTCGGACTCATCTCTGCGATCTCGCTCATTCCTCCTCCTAGCCAGCCGATCCCGGCAGCGAGTCCTCCCCATCTGCCCTTGCGATCAATCTGCGCAATCGTCGCCCCAACTTGTTCGCTTGCCAGCAGCAGCAATGTTCCTGTTGGCCCTCAACTACACACGCATGACATGGTTTGATGCCCTTCAACTGCGCGACAATATCTTCGATGTCAGCGCCAACCTCGGCGTTGATGCGCTCAATGACATGGGCAATGCGCTCATCGAAACCTGCCGACGCATTCAGTGCAAGCTGCTTCGCATCGCCCAACTCCATGATGATATAGCGCTTTTCGCTCATCACTCCTCCTATCCTGCCGATTGCTGCTACGCGTTAATGTCCGGCACGTCGTCGCCGAACTTACTGGCAACGTGGGCGCGCATGGCGGCAACCAATGGTGAGGCACTCTCAAAAGATGGGCCTTCCGAATTGGTGAATGCCTCCCACCTGTCCTGAGTCCTATCCGGTGAATCCGCTGGAAGAAACAGCAGGCTAATAAGACCCCGCTCAATGAGCGGGCCGCCGTCGCCCCAGTTGCTACTTGGCGCGAAGTCCGCCAGATCGCCATCGACGAACACATACAGATGGGGATGCAGACCCTTCTCGAACGCGCTATCGATTTCTAGGCCCTCAGCTTTCGCCACCCAGTAGTCAAGAAGCGCGCCCTCCAGTTCCGCCACCTTCATACCGTTTCCCCTTGCGTCATCCGGCGCACCGTTTCCGCCATTGTCACACGCGCCACCTCCCCGTCAATCACGTGCGCCGCGATCGAATGCGCCTTCGCCAGCCGCACCTTCCAGTGCTTTAGGGTGTGGTGCGACGCGCCGTACTTGCGCACGAGGATGCGGCAGACGATCTCTGGCGGGAACTGGTGGACGTAGTAGTACTGGAGCAGGCGCTTCGAGATGGGATCGGCGATGCGCTGCCAGGCGCGCTCAACCAGCCAGCCGTCTTGCACGTCGCGCGGGATGGGTGGCTCGGCCACGGTGCCCTTCTCGGCGTCGCGCAGGGCCGTGGCCAGCTTTGCCCACGAGGCGCAGCACTGCGGTTGCGAGCGCGGGTCACGGACCACTGCTGCCCAATTTTCGAGGCGCTTCTCAATTCCCATTCCCCGCTTCCTCAGCTGTTCAGTTCTTCAATCGTCCAGGCCAGCAGATCGACCTCGTCTGCCTTCACCTGCTTGAGCGCCATGCGGTTGCCATGGATTCCGGTCTTGCCGCGGTGATGCTCCGGGCAGAGAGGTACAGCCAGCCAGTTCTCCGCGCGCTGCGCCATCCCCTGCCCTTCACGCACATGGTGGATTTCGGCCGGCGTCTCGCCGTACCCCAGTCGCCGGCACAAGATGCATCCCAGCGCGGCTACGCGGCCTAGGTAGTCCTTTTCGGCCCGGGTCAATTTCGCCCCCTATCCCGCAGAGCGATCTCCAAAGGATGCTTCGCAAGCGCCTCCAGCAACGTTGAATTGTTGATGCCCAAGTGCTTGGCCCATTGCGCAACGTTCATGCGCTTGCCGTCAAACTCAATCCAGCGGACGCTTTTGCGGTTTTCGTTCTGTTGTTGGCGTGTCGCCCAGCGGCAGTTTCCGGGCTCATAGCCGCGTGACCCGTCAAGCCGATCAATCGACATGCCTGCAGGCGGCTCTCCCATATCTGCAAGGAAGTTCTCGAAACTCTTCCATCGATCACAAACCTTCACTCCTCTCCCGCCGTATTGCTCGTAGCCCGAGGCCGATTTGATTTCGCAGCGAGCGATCATTCCAGACCAAATCTTGTACGCGCGGGTAGGCTTTCGGCTCGCGCACGCTCCGTGCCTGGTCATCTTCTTCGCAACAAGTTCGCGACGCAGGCAACCGCAACTCTTGGTCTTTCCGCTTTTCAGTGAAGGATGGCCAACCAGTTTCTCTGTGCCGCACGTGCATACACAAAGCCAAGAGCGGTGCGCTTTGTCGGACGACATCTCGCGAAGAACAGTCAGGCGTCCGAACGTCTGTCCCGAAAGGTTTTCACGCCATGCCCTGGTCATAGGAACCCCATCACCTTGTTCACAACCTCATCTAGCTGCGCACGGTTCGCGTAGTTGCTCAGCACGTGCTCAAGGAGAACATCAGCTACAGCCGAATACAGTTCCTCGAACTCAGGCTGTTCCATGTTCGCGAAGCTGATCGATCGGGCTTTCAGTTTCATGGCACCGTCGATGCGGAAGGTCTGTTCGTAGTAACCGGCCAGAATCGTCACATCCTCGCGAAACTGCTCAAAGTTCTTAGCGACGGGCAGACCTTTGTGCGTCTTGTGCTTTCGACCGGGATCCCAAGCCTCATAGCCCACATTGAGCAGCGCGAAGAACTTGCGATGGAATTTGGAGTTCCGCTTTTGTACGGTCTTGATCTCCACCATCTCGCCGGGCTCCAGGTTGAACAGGCCGTTCACGAACCGGCGCCATTGCTTCTTGCCCTTTTCGCCCAGGCCGTCGATGGCGCCGAACAGCACGCGGCGGGCGGCGGCGCGATCCACCTCGGGGATTGCTACGGGCGCCTGCTTCACGAGGGTGATTTCGCTCATCGTCCAGCCTCCTGAAAAACGGTCTTGATCGCGGCTGCCACTGTGCGGCGGTTGGCCGAATCGGCCAGTTCCGCGCCCAGCGCGAGTGCCGCACCGATGGCGCGGTACTCATCGCCCGAACAGCCCCACTTGCCGGCGGCGTTGCCGCGCTTGAACACGCCGCGAATGGCCTCTAGGCCCTCGGCAGCGATGCGCTTTTCGTGATCGGTCAATTCGCGCGACAGGACGGCGGCGAGGTTCACGGCAGCGGCCAGCGTGTGGGCGCCACGCTCAGTTCCGGTGCCTTCCTTGAAGCCCTCCAGCGTGCCCAGCGGCGTGAGCTGCAGGTCGGTCTTCATTTCCTGCGACAGGCCGAACACCAGCGGCAAGCCGCAGGCGCGCGGGCGGTAGCTTGAACGCTTGCGCATCACGCCCTCGCCAGCCGAACGCGATTCCACCGACAGTTAGGCGCCCGGTGCCCGAAGCCTCCGCAGTAGCAACAGAAGCCGTTCCAGTCGTCTGCTCGCGTACCCTTTTCTGCGTCCATCACACGATCCCCTGTTTCCGAAGCCACTCGACCCGCGCATCGGCCACCTGCTCAATCGCCGCCACGAACTTCTTGCACGGCTTCTTGCGCAGCGCGTCGTAGCGCACCGACTTGATTTCCTCTTCCGCGCACTTGCCGCGCCCCATCAGCGCAGCGCCGCGGTCCTCCTGCAGCGAGAACTTTGTGCAGTCCACGCAGCGAACGTCGCTCATGCAGCCCTCCCGATTGCCTGTTGCAGCATGCGCAGCGCCATGCCGCTCTTAACCTGATCCGTGGTGAAGCGCAGGACGCGCCAGCCGAGCACGGCGGCAGTGGAGTACTTGATGCAGTCGGCCTCAAAACCGGAGCCGCGCGAATGCCTGCCATTGACCCAGTGACCGCCCTCCACCTCGACTGCCAACATCTCGTCGACAAAGGCCACGTCAAAACGCCATTTGCGCTCAGGGGCGAACTTGTATTCGCGGCACCAGCCGGATATAGCCTTCTCGGAAAGTTGCTGGCAGAGCATTTCTTCTCCCGGCGAGCGGGGCTTACCCTCAGACCAACTTTTCCCGATCGCGATGTATCGAACCAAGGTGTCTGAAATGCCGTACGTTCTCGCAATCGCCTTTTTTGCGATGCCCTGCTTTACCAACGAGCGGATCTCCGCAACCTGGCTTTCTGTCAGCTTGGCTCTGCCGTTGCTCTCACCATTGGCGGCACGACCCTTGCGCTTCTTGTCGACCATGTTGTCCGCGAGGCTGCCGGCCTGAAGATGGTCGGGCCTTACGCATAGCGGGTTGTCACAGACATGCATCACACACATCCCCGCAGCCAAAGGACCATGGGCTGCGACGTACGAAGCGACGTGCGCGCCAACGTTCTTGCCGTCGACTCGGCATGCGCCGTAACCATTTCCGGTGCGACCGCCAGTCCATTCCCAGCAGTACAAGCTGCGCTTAATCCGCGCACCGAATTTGCGCAGAAACTCGTTATCGGTCACATCATCCTCAATGCCAGCAGCCCGAAGGTGCAGCGCGAAGGTTTCTTCGCCCAGGCTCACATGTCACCCCGCAAGCTGTGCCGGGATGCGTGCCGCGGTTCCGGCGGCGTGTATCCGCGCTGCAAGTCGTGAAACAGCGTGAACTCGCCCTGATAAGCCAGCGGCACCATGCCGGTTTCGCCCTGGCGCTGCTTACCGATGAGCACCTCGCAAATGCCTTTGGCCTGGCTGTCCGGGTGATACACCTCGTCCCGGTACAGGAACATGATCGTGTCCGCGTCCTGCTCGATTTCGCCAGAGTCGCGCAGGTCGGCCATGCTCGGGCGCTTGTCGGCGCGGTTCTCCAGCCCGCGATTGAGCTGCGCGAGTGCAATGATCGGAATGTCAAGTTCCTTGGCTAGCGCCTTCAGGCCGCGCGAGTAACTGCCAACCTCTTGGTTGCGGTTTTCGCTCGGGCCGCCGGTCATCAGGCCCAGGTAATCGATCACGAGTAGATTCAGACCATGCTTGCGCTTGATGATGCGTGCCTTGCTGCGGACTTCAAGCAGCGTGAGAGCGGGCTGATCGTCCAGGTACAGGTTGAGATCGGAGATCTTTGCCGTGGCCGCGGTAAGCGAATTCCAGTCCTCGTTAGTCATCAGCTCCGGCACCCGCAGGCGGCGAAGCTGAACCTTGCCAAGCATGGCGATGTTCCGCTGGTGAAGCTGCGCCTTCGGCATTTCCATCGACAGCACCAGCGCGGAATAATCGCGTGCCACGTTGTTGCAGATGTTCAGCGCGAAGGCGGTCTTGCCCATCGCAGGGCGGCCGGCAACGATCACCAGTTCGCCGCCGCGCATGCCGCCGCCCAGTTTGTCGTCCAGATCCCGGAAGCCGGTTGGGATTGCCTTAACCTTTCCCTCTGCCTCGGCCTGCAACTGGTCAAAGTAGTTACCAAGGTCATCACTCGCCTTGACGGGCTCGCTCTTGACACGTTCTCGCGCCAATGCCTCCAGCTTCGATTGAACGCGATCAACCACAATCCGTGCCTCGTCCGCGCCAACAATCATTTCTGGCACATCCGCTGCCAGCAACAAAAGCTGTCGTTTGACGGCCTTGTCACGAACCACGGCGGCATAGCGGCGGATGTTGGCCGCGCTGGGCGTGTTCTGCACCAACGCGTTCAGGTACGACAAGCCGCCAACTTGCTCGGCTGCGCCCTTCGCTGCAAAGCGTTCGTAGACCGTCACCACGTCCGCAGGTTGCCCTGCGGTGATGAGTTCACAGATCGCGCCAAAAATCTCGGCATGGTCTGCACGGTAAAAGTGCTCGCGGGCCAGTCCATCAATGCGGTCAACGGCATCGTTGTCGAGCATCAAGCCGCCGAGCACCGACTGTTCAGCCTCAATGCTTTGGGGCGTTACAAAATCATCGCGCGCGGTCATGCAGCCTTCCGGTTGTGAAATTGCTTTGCTTGCTGCCCGACGCTTGTCAGCTCGAACACCCCATCGGGCTTGCAGACCCACAGCCGGTAGTAGCCCTTGGTCACGTAGTTCGTGAAATGTCGTTGCCAGTCGGCCTGCAAGCGCGCTGCATTTGCGCCGCCGTCCAGGTGCTCATGGCAGAACACATCCCATGCCAGTTCGAGAAAATCGGCCGGCAGGCCAACACCTTCCACGTACTCCATGAGCGGCGCATACGTCGTCACTGGCTTCACCCCGTTTGCCCTGCAGGCAGCGAGGAAGGTCTTCAGTGCGGTGCGCGGCTTACGTTCCCGCTTGGGTTTTTTCTCGGCTTTTGTCTCAGCCCCCTCGTCGCCGGTAGGCGATGGGGGGTTGGGGGGATTGTTTACTTCTTCTTTATTCTTCTCTTCTTTAGGTAACGGCGAAGTAACGCTGCCAGCGTTACCGGCATCGTTACCTTTTGAGTTAGCCTTGTGCTTTGCGACGCGCTTTGCCGTCAAAGCACGGCTCTTTGCGGTCTCGCCGTTGTGCCGATCGAAGTTCGGAAGCGAAATTCCCTCGTCGGAAATGATCAGCCAGCCCACTTTGGCCATCGCATTTGCGAATCCGGTAACACCTGCGATGCGATCCAGTAACGCTGCGCTAACGCCAGGAGCGTTACCTTCAAGAGTGTGCTGATCGAACCAACGCCAGACACGCAGCAACTTGCCGACGGTCAAATCCGGATCGTCCCAACCCATCGCAACGGTCAAAGCCAGCACCTCCGGCTTTTCCGGCGTGTCGACCTCGAACTTGATCCAGTTGCCAGCCATTACTGCGAGCCTCCTGGAGCAGGAATGATCTTGTCGAGTTCACGCTTGGCTTCAGCGCAAAGCTGCACGCGCACCTCGATCGATTGGGCAACCGTCATGCGATGCAGTAGCTCATCCAGCAGTTGCCGGCGCCTGTCGACTACGGGCTGAGATTGGGCGCTCATTGGAACAGGCTCCCCTGCTTTGCCGGCACCTTGACGGCTTGCACAGTGCGGCCAGTCACTGCGCACTTACGCTCGCCCGCCAGCACCAGGCGCCCCGCGGCGATGAGTTCGTTGCGCCGGCCCGAGACGCTGGATTTCTCCATGCCCAGGGCCTTGGCGATCTCGGCGATGGTGGCGTTACCCACCGATGCGACGTATTCGGCGATGCGGTCGCACTGCAGCTTGCCAACGTTGCGGCGGTCGCTGGAGTGGTAGGCGTCGATGGAGGTTTCAGCGATATTTCGCATTTGTAAGCGCCCTCTCAAGAGACCAGCCACGCACCAGCCGCGACTTCAACGTGCCCTTCGACAGATTCAACCGCTCGGCCCACTGCACAAGACCCATGCGCTCTCCACCAAACTCGATCAGCTTGTCGTGATGCATCTTTTCGATAGGAAGGGAAATTGCATCAGTGAAGGCCCAGCCATCTCGGAGTCGCTTACGCAAAGTCGAGGACGTGATGCCGGATTTCTCAGCCCATTCAGCAATACAGAGAGTCTCGCCAGCGTGGGTGATAAACACATTGCTACGCTTGTTGCGCTGTTGCTGCGTCCAGGTTGCCCAACGGCAGTTTTCGGGCGAGTAACCCAGCGAGTTGTCGATCCTATCTAGCGTTGTGCCGGCTGGCGGATGGCCCATGTCCGCTAGAAATCCCTCGTAAGTCATCCAGCGCTCACAGACCGTAATGCCCCGGCCGCCATATCGCGGATAGGACGTGTTGTTCGGGTTGGTGCACCGCCCTTTCATCTGCGCCCAAATTCGATAAGCACGCACGTTTGCCAAGCGAGTCACGCTGCGCTCCTCAACTTGGTGAACAAACGAAGTTCCACTTCGCGCTCCTGCTCAATCTGATCCAGTCGTTCGCGTAGAAGTCGGTTCTCGCGCTCCAGATCGCTCTCAATGCGGCGCAGGCTGCGCGGGTCATAACCGCGCTTCAGGAGCCAGTAGTGCAGCCACGCTTCGCTGCCGCAGGCGTCCATGAGCGCATCCAGGTGCTTCTCCGACAGGCGGGCTGTTCCCTGCTGGGCCTTGGCCAGCGTCGCCGGGTCGATCTCGATTTCAATCGCCACGGACTTGTCCTGCAGGCCGCTCTTGCGCAGCGTGTCGGCGATGACCTTCGCCTCGCTCGTCCACTCCGGCCACTCCTGCTCGGTGATGGCGCGCAGCGGGCGCTGGACGCGCAAATCAAGGGGATCAGAAACGTTGCCCATGTGAATTGAATGTCGTTGAAGGTCGATTTTTGGCTCAAATAAAGGCGTCATCTACGACGCCTACTCACTTTTTGGCGCATCCCCGCAGTCATGAAACAATCGAGATCTCTGACCTTCTCAACTGCCCACATCCGGGGGATGCATGACCATCAGAACCACAGTCGACGACTTCACCGCTACGTACGACCCTGGCTCGAAAACTTTTACGGTGTCCGTGCCTCAAGCGCTGCTGATCCATTCGGGCGAAGTGCCAAACGAGACCCAGACAGATGCACAAGAACAACCGAGCCATCAGGTTGCACAGACCTTGACCATCCGCTTTTCGCCAAATGCGACATGGCTTCTGGGTCAAATGCTTCTGCACATGCAGCAAAACGGCAGGCAATTCGGCGAAGAACCCGGGCAACCGATCGGCGAACGGCATTGAAGCGCTCGCTCGCACGGACGGACTTGAGGACAGGAACGGGCCTCACGCTGCCGCCCCTTCGGGCAGGTCTTCGAACACCTGCGGGTAAGCGACCTTCAGAAACTGAAGGCGGGCCTTCGGAATCCCCGTCTCGCGCCACTCATGCACGGATGGGGGCTTGATTTCGCAGATCTTCGCCACGGCAGAAGTGCCGCCAAGGCGATCGATTACGGTGTTCGCAAGTTGGTCCATGGATTGGATCTCCGTTCCTTTGGACCCGATTTTAGGCCGACCTAAATCCAAATGCAAGGGATAGCTAAAAGAATCTCAGTTAGGCTCACCTAATGGAAACTTGGAACAACAGGCTGGCCAAAGCCTTGAAGAACAGTGGCATGACTAAGAGTGCTGTAGCCGCCGAAACTGGCGTCTCAGTGCCAACCCTTTCCGCTTGGGTGGGAGCCGGCAACATCACTCCAGCAACAACCATCACAGCGGAAAACCTCATCCGGGTCTGCCGGGTTCTCAAGGTCCGCCCGGAGTGGATCTTGTTTCGCGAAGGGCCTCCGGAAGTCGATGCCGATTCAGAGGAATTTTTCGACGACTTCGCCATGCTGCAGCGTCTCGATGTGAAGGCATCGGCTGGTAGCGGCAACCTCGTATTCCTGGAAACCGACAAGGGGCGCCTGGCATTCCGGCGCGATTTCCTGCGGCAAATTGGCGTTCGAGAGGCGGACGCCAAGATCATCTATGCGGATGGGCAAAGCATGGAGCCAAAGATTCCTGATGGCGCTGTGCTCCTCATCGATACCGGCGACACCAGCATGCGCAACAACGACATTCATGTGATCCGCGTGGATGGAGAAATCTTGGTCAAGCGCCTGCGCAAAGAGATTGGCGGAGGCGTGTGGATTGTCTCGGACAACCCTGACAAGGGGCGCTATCCCGACATCCTCGTGACGCCCGATAAGGAAGACCACATCGCTGTGATTGGCCGCGTCTTCTGGATGGGTGCACGCCTGTAGTTGCCCGCTGGCCCTGCGACATAGCCCGCTGAGTGCGGGCTTTTTTGCGCCCGCTTTAGTTATACCTTCTTCCGCATCCTGGCTATAAATTAGCCCGCCCTAAAATTTCTCTTGACTCGTGTTTTAGGTCGGCCTAATATTCACCCATCGACGCACCACACGGTGCCAACAGATGGAGAGCAGCGATGGTCAACGCAGTCACCCAGACGGAACGCCTTGTGTGCGAAGCCCTTGTGGCCAACGGCATGTACTGCGCGGACCAGGGCCTCGACGACACGCACGTCTACATGGCGCCCATTGCGAACGCGCTCCTGCGCAATGACCTTGGCGATGCCGCGATGGCTTCGCTCGGCCGCGAGCTGGTGCAGCAGTTCCTGCGCGACATCCGCAATGCCGTGGCCGAGGAAGAGAAAGCCGCCGACGCCCTGCTCGCCGAAGAGGAATCGCGCGGCCGGCTGGAGCGCTCGCTCGGCATGTCCCTGCCCCACGCAGCGTGAGGCCTCGATGACCTACGAAGAGACCCGCGTTCTGGTTGTGCTGTTTGGCTTCGTTGCAGTTTTGGCGATCTTTGCCGGTGCGTGCCTGTGGGCCACACGTGGAAGCCGACAGATCGAAACGTTTCTAGATGAGCTGGACGACGAGCGCGCGCAGAAGCGGCGCTACTGATGAGGGGATGACGAAATGGCAACGTTCCAGAAAGCACAGATTGTGAATCCGCGAGATTTTCTGCCGGCCTACCAAGTCACCACGGAAGAAGGCCCGATGACTTGCCTGCCGGATGAGGCATACGCGGTGGGCGTGACGATGGGCGACGGCACGGCCTACCTGCATGAAGTCCGATTCGACTACACACCGGCTGGCCGTGATGCTGCTGGTCGTTTGTGGGCGCGTGTGCATGCGGCGCGTCAGATCAATTTGGCGCACTGGGAACAGATCGCCTAACCGCCGCCACTGAACAACCAGCAGGGGATGAGACATGAAAACGATTGAGATCAAGGGCTGGATCTTCGCTGAGCCCAAAGAGCCTTGGGAAGGTGATGGTCTGAAGTATCACTTCAGTTCCATCGACTACGAGCGATGGGCGAAAGAAGGGATGCGCGGCTATGGCAAGTACACCAAGGTCGCGGAGCACACCATCGTTGCTGAGGTACGCGATGACGTTGATCCGGCCGCCGCGATGATCCGCGCGCTGAACGCTGAGAAGGATCACCTGCGCAAGGAATGCAACGCGAAGGTGGCAGACATCAACGAGCGCATCGGCAAGCTGCAGGCGCTGACGTTCGATCCGGCCTAAATGGAGCCTGGCATGCGCGACCCAATGGCCGGCAAATACAAGCGGGACTACAAGCTCGAATTTGAGATCGCGCGCGTGGTTCTGGATGGCGAGCCAGGTGAACTGGCGTGGGGTGTTCACGACTACGAAGCGATGACGTTCGCATCGGCAGACGTGCGCTTGATCTTCTATCCGCACAAGACGTCGGCCGGTAACTATCACCTGCGTATCCGGGATCAGGCCAGCAAGGATAAGGAGCGTGCCCAGTCACTGATGGATCGCCTGCAGATCGGCTCTGGACACTCATGCACCTTCCAAACGAATCGCCAGCATGGGGGCGATTTTATGCGGCAAAGCAAGCTGGCCGATCAACTTGGCGTCGAATTTGGATGGGCACGCAAAGTTGCTTTTGAGCATGTCTACGGCAATAGCCGTAAGAAAAAAACGGGAGCCTGAAATGCACCTGACAGATGACCAAGCCGCGCAGCGCGTGGCAGACCGCGAGAATCGCCAGGCAGAACTCGCACGGCGCAAGCGCAACAACATGCTGATGAACATCGCTGCGCTCGGAGTGATGGTCTACGTGGCAGTCGTCGAACTCATCCGCCACGGGGTGCTGTGATGCGCGTACCCACACCCGAGATCGTCGACTACCACGAGTACCGCACGCTGGCCGAGGCATTTGGCCCGGGCTCGCAGCTCGCCACACAGCCCACCTGGAAAGACTGGGCAACGGCCATCGCCACCGGCATCGGTTGCGGCGCAGTGATGGCGTTTGTCGTCGGCTGCGCGGCCGGCGCGCTGATTCGATAACAACGAGGAGAAAACCAAGATGACCGAAGCTGAGAAAACCACTGCGCTCACATTGCCCGAGCGCGCCGCAATTGCGCTTGGCACCAAAGAGCATGAAGCCAATCTGCTGGCGCTGGCAAAAAAGCACGCAGACATCGTCGAGATCAAGAACCCCGCAGGCCGTGAGCAATGCCATGGCGCCATGATGACGTTGGCCAACGCGCGTATCGCCATCAGCAAGGCGGGCAAGGAAGCGCGCGACGACGCTACCAAGTTCTCGAAGGCCGTGATCGAAGAAGAGAAGCGACTGATCGCGATCATCGAACCGGAAGAAGATCGCCTGCGCGGCCTGCGTGATGCATGGGATGCGGAGCGCGAGCGCGAAAAGCTGGCCAATGCCGAAGCTGAAAAGCGCCGGATTGCCACGCTGCAAGAGCGTATCGCCGAAATCCGTGGCGCGGTCGCTGCAGCGGCCACATGCAAGCCGGCCTTGGTCTTGGAACACATCGGCGACATCGAGCGCATGGTGATCGACGCCTCGTTTGAGGAATTCCAAGGACAAGCCCAGCTTGCCAAGGACGAAACGCTCGACAAGCTGCGCGAGCTCCACGCCCAAGCGGTTGCCCGCGAAGAAGAAGCGGCGCGCCTGGCTGCGGAGCGCGAAGAACTCGATCGCCTGCGTCGTGAAGAAGCAGAGCGCCAAGCGCAAGCCGCTGCCGCACGCGCAGAAGAAGAGCGTCGCCTAGCGGCTGAACGCGAAACCCAAGAAGCGCAATTGCGCGCCGAACGTGAAGCGCACGAGCGCCAGCTCGCCGCCGAGCGCGCCGAGGCCGACCGCGTTGCCCGCGAGAAGTTGGCAGCCGAAGAAGCTGAACTGAGTGCACAACGCGCAGCACAGGAAGCGGAAGCGCGTCGTCTTGCCGAAGAGCGCGCCCAGTTGGAACGCCAACAGCGCGAGGTCGAAGAGCAACGTAAGCGCGAAGAAGCGCAACGCGCGGCAGCGGCACAGGCAGCCGACGAACAGTTGCGCGGCGCTGCTCATCTGCTTCTGGCGGCCTGCAAGGCAGCGCTGGTCGAAGGCCCGGACATGTTCTGCGCTGCACAGCTGCGCTCGGCAATCGACGCCGCCGAAGTGGTCGAAGCCGAAATGCCTAAAGCAGCTTAACCATCACCCATTACACCCGGCCGAGTCTAGGGTTAGGAGTCCATCGTGAGCGAAGTAGCAGCAATCCAGCCGCAGCAGTTTGACCTTTCCCCACGCAATCTGCAGGAGGCCATGGAGTTTGCCGGACATCTGGCGGATTCCTCGATCGTGCCCAAGGACTTTCAGGGCAAGCCCGGCAACGTGCTTGTTGCGATCCAGTGGGGCATGGAGCTTGGACTCAAGCCCATGCAGGCCATGCAGAACATCGCCGTGATCAACGGTCGCCCCTCGCTCTGGGGTGATGCGGTGCTCGCGTTGGTTCTGGCATCCCCGGCCTGCGAGTACGTCAACGAGTACGACGAAAACGGCACGGCAGTCTGCGTGGTGAAGCGCCGTGGGCACGACGAGCACGTCGAGCGTTTCGGGGACGCCGAAGCCAAAACGGCCGGCTTGCTGAACAAGTCTGGGCCGTGGACACAGTATCCGAAGCGAATGAAGAAGATGCGCGCACGCGCGTTCGCGCTGCGCGACAAATTCAGCGACGTGCTGAAGGGCATCCCGATTGCGGAAGAAGTCATGGACATCCCCACGGAACGAGACATCACGCCGCGCAACGCTTCACCCTCGCAAATCGCCCAAGCGGCGCTTCCGAAGCCCGCTGAGCGAGACGACCGCCTCAACAACATCATCACCGACCTGGAGATCGTAGCCAAGGAAGGCGGCGCCGATCCGCTTGCCGATGCATGGGGAAAGTTGACCAAGGATGACCGCAAGGCCATCGGCCCTGACGAACTGTCGCGCCTCAAAGCGCTGACCGGTGAGGCTGCGCCGACCGATGTTCAAGCTCAGGAGCAAAGCAATGGCTGATCAGCGCACAGAAGAGTGGCACCAAGCCCGTGCCGGCAAGCTGACCGCCTCGTGCTTTGTCGACATCATCAGTACCACCAAGGGCGGCAAGCCCACCGCAGCACGAGGCACGCTCATGCGCAAGCTGGCATTTGAACGCATGGCAGGCACCCCCGCGCACGAAATTGGCGGGCGGGCTCTGACGTGGGGTACTGAGGTCGAGGAGGCAGCCGTCCAGACGTACGAACTCGTCAGCGGCAACATCGTCGAGCGTAGCCCTTTTGTCGTGCACCCTCGATATGACTTCATTGGCGCTTCCCCCGATGGCTTGGTAAGCGCCGTCGGCGGCATTGAAATCAAGTCTCCGCACGATGAAGCCGTCCACATCAACACGTGGCTCTGCGGCATGCCTGAGGAACACATGCCGCAGGTGCAGGGAAACATGATGGTCACCGGCCGCGCCTGGTGGGACTTCATCAGCTACGACCCGCGCCAGTGTGAGCGCCTTCGACTGTACGTGCAGCGCATTCTTCGCGACGACCATTTCATCAGCGAAATGCTGGGCGCCCTTCTGCAGTTCGAAGCCGAACTGCAGCAGATGGTCGCGGAACTGGAGCGCAAGAGCGCCTGATAACGCTCTGACCACCACCCCAACCTCCACATATCGCCCGAGACTGATATGCAACGAACCACAAGCAAGCAGCCTGCACACCTAGTAAAGCGCGTCAGCAAGATCCGCGAAGAGACGACGGCAAAGGTACTCGCGGCGCTGCTCTCGGCGGGCACAGGTGGGCTCACGATCATGGAGATGGTGACGCTCACCGGCCTCTCGGAGAGTTGCTGTCGGGCGCGTGTGCAGGTGTTGCACGGCGAGGGAAAAGCGCGTGTGTGCGACTCCGCGATGTTCGCAACCATGCGCCTATCGAAGCATGGGGGCTGGGCAGCGAACCGAGCTTGACGGTCGAAGAATGGCGAAAGCGCAGCGACGAGCATGCAGAGGAAGAGATGCGTGCTGATGTGAAGCGTCGGCATGCGTGTTGGACAGCGAAGTGGAAGCCGCACAGGCCAACTGAGGCGGCTTGGTTCTGACGATTTTTCAACCAGTAGGAGAGCACATGCAACAAATCCAAATCCCGCCGCTCAGCGAAGGTGAGATCTACCTCTGCGGCCTGATCAACGCAACCGGCGATGTAACCCACACGATCCTGCTTCCCGCTGAGGCGGAAACGCGCATGACTTGGCCTGACGCCATGGAATGGGCCAAGAGCCTGAATGCTGATCTTCCGACACGTGCTGAATTGGTGATCGCGTATGAGCAGCACCGCAGCCAATTCAAGCAAGCCGCGTACTGGTCGAACACGCCGGACGACGATCCCGAATATGCCGGCTGGGCTTGGTTTCAGCTCTTCTGCCTCGGCAGCCAGTGCATCATCCAGCAGAGCCCCGTGTTGCGCGCCCGTGCCGTCCGCAGATTGACGATTTAACCCTTCATCCATTTTCAGGAGAAGTCAGCAATGACGCCAACGCTTGAAGCAGTCGAAGCAAAGCAAGCCGAGATCACCGCCATGATCGAGGCAATCCGCAAGGCAGCTGCGCGCGAATACAAGGTCGCCGGCGGCACGATCCAACTGAACCCCGGCGAGCAGTATGCCGGCTTCATTCTCGGCAAAGACGGCGAGCCCGATCATCACCTGATCCTCCTCCCCGGCGATGAAGCTGAACTGAACTGGGACGACGCCAAGCAGTGGGCCAAGGAACAGGGCGGCGAGTTGCCGACGCGCCGCGAGCAATCGCTTCTGTACGCCAATCTCAAAGATGAGTTCCAGGGCACCTGGTACTGGTCCGGAGAGGCTCGCGAGCGCGAGTCCGGCTGGGCTTGGTGTCAGGGTTTCGGCTACGGCGGCCAGAGCGGCATCAGCCGCGACGACGAGTTGCGCGCCCGTGCCGTCCGCAGATTGATCCTTTTGTAATTTAACAATTACATCCACCGTGGCACTGCACACAAACCTTCCGATCTACAAAGCGGCCTATGGGTTGCTGGACGTGGTGACGGACCTGGTCAAGAACATGGCCCGCGACTTCAAGCGCAGCATCGGCGAGAAGATCAGCGCAGAGTGCATCGAGATCATGGTTCTGGTCTTCCGCGCAAATGTCGCAGATGGCATTAAAGCTCAGACATGAACAAGAACGGCAACATCAAGCACGGTTATCACGGTTCGCTGACGTATCGGCGCTGGAAGGCCATGCGTCAACGCACATCGATCAGCAGCCGCGATGCGCATCACGCCAAGCACTACGACGGCGTGACCTGCTGCGAGCGTTGGGCCAGCTTTGAGGTATTCCTCTCGGATATGGGCGAATGCCCAGAAAAGCACACGCTTGATCGTTTTCCGAATGCAAACGGCAACTACGAGCCTGGGAATTGCCGTTGGGCAACGATGGCTGAGCAAAACGCCAACCGTTCGAGCTGCATCCTCATCACGCGCGATGGCGTAACCAAGACGGCCACCGAATGGGCGCGAACATTAGGACTGAATCCATCGACAGTTATCGAACGTCTACGCCGCGGTTGGAGCCATGAGCAGTCGTTGGCCGATCCTTGCAGAACATCGCGCGGCAAGTCCTATCCAACTGAAACCCTCTCGTTTCAGGGAACAACCAAACTGCTTATCAATTGGGCCAAAGAAATCGGGATGACGCCCAATGCGCTCAGGATGAGGCTGCGTCTCGGTTGGTCAGTTGAACGCGCATTGACGCAGCCGAAGAAGACATCCACACGATGACAGAAAACAGCTACCTCGGGCTGCTGAGGCAAGCGACGGCAAGCCACCACGACCGCGCGCAGGTTGCCAACGTAGTGCGCTCGCGCGGCCATGCCGTGAACAGACAACTTACAAAGGCGTTCCGCGCCGCCCGCGAACAGGAGAAGAAGACATGCTGAGTAAGGAACGAATCATCGAAATCGGCAAGCGTTATTTCAAGGAAGGGCACAACCCAGATTCGGTGCCGTTCTTCGTTGCCGCTGCTGAAGACTGCATCAAAGAAGCCCTGCGCGCACAGGCTGATGCGGGGTCGAAGATGCACGACGCAGCAACGCTCGATGCGGCAATCACCATCGTTTGCAATGCGCGCGACGCCCTTGGCGCGGGTACTGAATTCCCTTACGACGCGCAAGAGCGCTCGACTGTTGGGCCATACCTTGACGGCATCGAGGACAAATTGCGGGCGCTGTATGACACCCACTCCTCCGCCCCAGCAGCGCAGGCGTTGAGCGATGGGGAAATCCAAGCGTTGTGGAATGAGGCATGCCACGACACGCCGCAGAAGCCGGGATGGTGCCGACACATCCGCTTTGCGCGCAGCATTGAAAGCGCCATTCTCACTCGCAGCGCCGCGACTGTGGCCGAGCCGAGCGAGGCGCCCGGTTTTGTCCTTGTCCCGCTTGAGCCCACAGCGCAGATGCGGAAGGCCGCTGCCGATGCTTGGTTGGACTGTGATAGCAGGATGGTTCTCAACAAAGCTGCAGCTGCTCTGAAGGCAGGCATCGCCGCAGCTGCTAAACACGCGGGGGTCAAATGATAGATTTCGATACGTGGTGGAACTCTGCTGCGGCAGATGAGTTTCGCGCCCAGCATGAAGACATGGACGGCAATGCCTTCCGGCCTGTGTGGGATGCAGCTATACAAGCCGCCCAACAGCAGGCCGAGCCGGTGGGGGATGAGCGCAAGGCGTTTGAGACGTGGGCGCAGAGCAAGAATATGCACTTAGCCAAGGGGAATTGTGGTTGGTATATTAGTGCCCCAACGCACGAAGCGTGGCAAGGTTGGCAAGCTTGCGCCGCCCAGTCCGCCCAGTCCTGCCAGCGGGCGGGCGTGGCGGAGGGGTGGTGCTTCTATTCCGCAGACTTCAGCATGAATGCCTCCAATCCGGCGAACTGGGGCACTGTCATGCTCACTCGGGATGACGCTGGCCGCAAATGGTGGCACGCCTTGTCGGACGAAGAGCGCGAAAAGATTGACCTTTTTGTGTCTGGTCGCGGGACTACGTTTGATGCCGCAATGAAATCCGCGAACGAGAAAGCCGTCATCGCCGCCGCGCCCACACCGGCAGCGCAGGGAGGGGATGGCCATGAGTGATTTGGCAAAGCACTCGCTGCAACGTGGCGCCCAATACCCGTTCGACGCTACAGATGAATGGTGGGTTGGAGACGGCACGAACCCGCCACCAGCCGTAGATTGGGCGCACGCTGCTGCGCGCGGAATTCTCCATGACTTGACCGACCGTCGCGGCATTAAGCAGGGCTTTGCCGGGATCGATCACGAGGTACGCGTCGAAATTGTTGAGTCAATCGCAAACATCGTCCGCGCAGCGGCAGCACTGGCAGATGCGGGATGGCGGGATGAGTGAGAAGAGCATACCTCTGCCGCCAACGCTGCCGCAGCACCTGCTTGCAACGATTGGGGAATACGGCATGGCTCGCACTGACGGAGTCAGCCAAGCAGAAATAGAGGCGCGCTGGCTTGCTCTGATCGGCGGCATCAAACGATATGCCGTTGACTATGCAATCAGCGTTGTTGCACAACCGCCCGCAACGAGCGCGCCAACAACCAAGGACACTGGTGGGGAGAGGTGATGGCTCTCAGACCTGAATCCATGACGTTTGAGATGCCTCAGCGCCCCAAGCCAATCGAGTTCGCAATTCAGGAACCACTGGATCCAATGGACTTGATGGTGGCGCGCGAGAACCCCGCCGCTTTCGTCTCTCGTATGAAGAACGTCATGGCGGCCAAGCTCGCGCGGATGATCGTGGAGAAATGCCAGCTTTTCGAGGTGCCCGACTTTGCCAGGCTGAGTAGAGACCCATGCTTGCGCTTGCAATTCACCATCAACGACCGAGGCATGTACACAAACTGGCTCCCTCAAGAGCGCCAAGAAGGCAAGGAAGAGGGATTCAAGATCGGATACAAACGGGCCATCGACACTGTGCCTTATGGCCTTGAACCTGGGCAGTACTACGAATGACCCAACAATCAGCCCTGAGCAGGATATTGGAGACGAGCGCGCCCCGCTTCTGCCGCCGCTCGCTCTGCATCTTCTTGCGTGTCGTAAGCGCCGCCGCTCACCTCCTCGCATCGGGTCGAGCTGCCGTCGACTGCATGCCAAGCAAGTGGTTGCCAAGACCCGTTTCTGCACGGGTAAGCATGCCCTGTAACCGGCGGCGCAGCGTTGTGGAGTTCTTCCATGGTGGCCTCTCTTTGATAGGGATGGCCCTCACGCTAGAGCAAAGACACAGAAGCTGCAATCGACTACGAAAAGTCGTTACTCATTCCGTAACACCAGCATGACCGAAACAGCAGCACGAATCATCGAAACAACCTGCAGGAACTGGAAAATGTTTCTCACCGCCAACGAACTCGAACGCCTGACCGGGCGCAAACGGTCGGACGCCCAGGACCGCGCGCTGAACTCGATGGGCATTGAGCACATCAAGCGTGCAGACGGGCGTATTCTGGTTGCGCGTGAGCACGTCGAGCACTTGCTTGGAGTGAAGCAGGAGACGCGACGCGTCCGCGAGCGCGAACTTGATCGGAGCCTGATGTAATGCCACCCAAGCGCAAAGCCGAGAATCGCGGCTTGCCGGCGCGCTGGCAACTACACCACGGCGCGTACTACTACCGTGTGCCGCCTGGCCTTGAAGAGCATTGGGATGGCAAGAAGCGTTTCCGCTTGGGCTCATCACTGCCAGAGGCCTATCGTGCCTGGCGGCAACGCATGGACGTGCAAGACAATTGCCGGACGATCGGCGATCTGCTCGACCGGTACGCCTTAGAGGTGATCCCCGAAAAGGAACCCAGCACTCAGGCTCACCACGAACTATGCGTCAAGCGACTGCGCATCCAGTTTAACAAGTGGGCACTGAGCGAACTCAAACCGCGCCATGTCTACGAGTACGTCGATACGCGCACGAAGGAAGTTAGAAAGCCCGACGGCACTCGCGCCAAGGTGAAAGCGCCCACCGCTGGCAAGAAGGAAATCGAGGTCTTGTCGCACGCGTTCACGATGGCCGTTTCCTGGGGCTACATCGACCGCCATCCGTTCAAGAACGAGGTGCGATTCAAGGGCGAGCAACCGCGCGACCGCTATGTAGAGGATTGGGAACTGGACGAGTGCATGGCCCTCACCTCCAAGCGGAAGAAAGGCAGCGTGCGCGCCGCGCAGGCGTACATCGCACTTAAACGCATCACCGGCATGGCCCGCGGCGACCTCCTACGCATCAACGTCACGACCGACCTGAAAGACGACGGCATCCACATCCAGCGCCACAAGACGCGCAAGAAGACCGGTAAGCGGACTATCTACACCTGGACGCCAGAGCTGCGTGAAGCAGTGAACGCCGCATTGGCCGCGCGGCCGGTGCATATCTCGCCCTGGCTATTCTGCAACCGTGACGGCGAGTGCTACATCAATGAGGAAACTGGCCGGGCTGGGGGATGGGAATCACTGTGGCGCGGCTTCATGGAGCGTGTGCTCACCGAGACCAAAGTGAAGGAGCCGTTCAACGAGCACGACATCCGCGCGAAGGCCGCGAGCGATGCGGAAACACTTGAGCATGCGCAGGCCCTGCTCTCTCATGCGGACAGCCGGACGACGAAGCGGATCTACCGGCGCAAGGCTGAGGTCGTTGCGCCCTTGAAGACCCGGAAGTGA